CCTGATACTGTTGGTGCTGGTCCTGGTTCTACGTAAACATTATATAGATTATTGTCTACTAAATCAGGGTCAGGGTCACGTATAATGTTATATGAAGAGTCCTTCCGTGGATCTTCATCTGGTTTATCCCCTGCCTTCTCGTCCTTTGCCTCTTCCTTTGGCTTTTCTTCCTTTGGCTTCTCTTCCTTTGGCTTTTCTTCCTTTGGCTTCTCTTCCTTTGCCTCTTCCTCGGCCTGGTCCCCTTCCTTTAATTCTGACTCTTTAACAACTGGTTTGTCCTTTGGTTTGTCTTCTGGACTCATGTATCTTATAATTAAATACACAATTACAGCAACAAGACCAATAATACCAGCAACAAGACTAATAATACTAATACCACCAATAATTAGATCATATTCTATTGTAATCATTTAATAATTATAATAGAAATTATTTTTAAAATATTAAGTACTAAAATAGATTAAAGAATGAATTTAAACTAAGTTAGATGACTTCTCCAAATCAGAAAATCAATTCTCTACTAGAAATACCTCAATATGAACAAAGAAGCCCAGAGTGGTTTTCTCAACGTGAGGGAAAATTAACCTCAAGTGATGCCGCTACAGCTTTAAATATCAATCCTTACCAGAAACCTCACGAACTACTTTTTAAGAAGTGTGGACATGATCTAAAGCCGTTTGTTGGAAATGTAGCTACTCTACACGGGCAGAAGTACGAAGACTACGCGATCGAAAAGTATTGTAGAGCAATGGGTAAGACAAACTACAACTTTGGAATGATTTCTTACACAGATGTACATGATAATGATATAGATAAGTACTATTTCTTAGCTGGATCACCTGACGGGATAGTTACAGATAACGAAAACCCAGAAACAGAACCTATACTTTTGGAGGTTAAGTGTCCTTATCGGAGGAAAATAGAACTAAATAAGTGTCCAAAGTATTATTATCCACAGGTTCAGTTAAATTTATTTATATGCGGTTTAACTCGTGCGGATTTTATCGAGTATAGACCTGGAACTCAAACGGAAGACGAAATATTAAACATTGTCAGAATTCACATAGATCACAACTGGTTAAATACCAACATTCCAATTTTGTATAATTTTTGGAAAGATGTAGAACACTATAGAGAAATTGGTATCGAAAATCACCATCTTTTCAAGGTAAATACTAAAAAGCGAACTATACAGATTGAAGAAGACGAAGAAGACAATACTAATAACCAGACTCTAGATTTTAGGTAATATTACGACAAAAGAAGACACTTAAAGTTTAATTATAAATATATACTAACAATGGGTATTCGCGGACTAAATACTCTTATTAGTAGATATTCTCCCGATGCTGTGACGGAAAATAGCATCAAACACTACAAAGGAAAAGTATTTGCAATTGACTGTAGTATTCTAATTTACAAGTATGTTCATATGTCTAAGGTTGAAAACAGTCACATCATTGGATTTGCAAATCGAATTAGTTTTTATCTTAAGAATGATATACTTCCCGTATTTGTATTTGACGGTACTCCACCAGATGCAAAGAAAAATGTGCTACAGAAAAGACAGAATAATCGAAAGAGAATTCAGGACAAGATCACAGAACTGGAGGAAGATCTTAAGAAGGAGCAATCTCTGGAAGACAGACAGACAACACAGGATAAGATTGAAAAACTAAATAATCAGGTGATCTACGTGAATAAATATCACATAATTGAGTGTAAAAAGCTACTAGAATGTCTGGGTATACCATATATTCAAGCAGACGGTGAAGCAGAGAAGACGTGTGTTTATCTAAAGAAGATTAATCTCGTGGACTATGTCGTATCTGACGATACTGATACTTTAACTTTTGGTTGTGAAAATGTACTGAAGACAAATATTAAGGGTAATCTACAAGAAATAACATTGAGTTCAATCTTAAGCAGTATGGAAATGTCATACCAACAATTTGTAGACCTCTGTATTATAGCAGGGTGCGATTATTGTCCTTACATCCCAAGTGTTGGTCCTTTAACTGCCTACAATCTTATCAAAAACAATAAAACAATTGAAGGGGTAGTTAAGTTAAACAAATACAAAATAACAGAGGAGTTTGATTTTGAAAATGCTAGAAAGTTATTCATGGATTATTCTGAACTATCGATTGAAAAAGAAGCATTTAAAAAGTCTCCTTTAAATTCCGAAGAATTAAGTCAGTTTTTGAGCTCGTTAAATTTTAAAGAAGCAACAATTAAAAAATATATCTCAACTTTTTATTAATTTCCTCAAAATTATTTTCTTAGCAATATTTAAATAATATAATGGTTCGTATGAATATGTTTGGTGCTCCTGGCCGTGCGGTCAATCCTGATTCGATGCGTCAGCTAATGCTTGCCTGCAAGGAGAAGGGTCTTGTACTCGACAAGGATAGCAAGCTTTGCCGTGAGTCGAAGAAGGGTGCAAAGCGCAGCGATGGTCCAACCCAGAAGGAAATGATGGCTGAGTGCAGGGCTCAGGGTCTCGTATTCGATCGTGAAACCAAGCAGTGCCGTCCCTCGAAGAAGGGCCTTTCGGGTCTTGAGCGTTCGTACGCCAAGGGTTCGCTTTTCTTCGGTGCCCGTGGCCGTGCGGTCAATCCTGATTCGATGCGTCAGCTAATGCTTGCCTGCAAGGAGAAGGGTCTTGTACTTGACAAGGATAGCAAGCTTTGCCGTGAGTCGAAGAAGGGTGCAAAGCGCAGTGTTGGTCCAACTCTTGCGGAGCTCAGAGCTGCCTGCAAGGAGAAGGGTCTTGTACTTGACAAGGATACCACGGCGTGCCGTGAGTCGAAGAAGGGTGCTGGCCTAGTTGAGGCTCGTGTCGCTGCTGCCCAGAAGCGTGCTATGTCTTTCGAGAAGACCCAGAAGGAAATGATGGCTGAGTGCAGGGCTCAGGGTCTCGTATTCGATCGTGAAACCAAGCAGTGCCGTCCCTCGAAGAAGGGTCTTTCGGGCCTTGAGCGTGCGTACGCCAGAGGCAGTCTCTTTAACTTCGGTGTAATGCAGCCAGCTTTCGCGCAGCGCCCAGGTCAAGTCATGGCTTCGACTGGTGCCAGAACTATCCTCGTTGACAAGATTGACATGCCAACCAAGGAGGAGTTCGCCAAGACGATCAAGGAGGCTCAGCGGATTGCTAAGCTTATCGCTGCGACTGAGAAGGCTCAGCGGGATCGCCGTCGTGCGGCTGCGCAGGCTAAGATGGAAGCCAAGAAGTAAATTAACTAAAAACAGAGATAAAAATAAGGGTTAGGGTCTGTTAAAAATCTATTGCTTATTAAATATTAGTTAATACATATAGATTTTTAAGATTACTTGAAGAGTTCAATAAATTCATCTAGTATTACATTTTCATCTGCGTTATATAGAGTTCTTTCAACTGTTCGCAGACTATTAGGATAATTTTTATCTGTCCTGATAAGTAGAGGTGTAAAATTCTGCTTTTCCTTAACAAATAGGCATTCTAGAATGCACGTTTCTTCCATGTTTGGATTTAGGCTATAAAACTTTTCAATAAATATTTTGCCTTCGTCTGTATCGTGCTTAACATTGGCAAACTTTGTTAGTTCGTTTTTATTGTATACATAAGCTTCTAGATCTTCTCCATTTTGTTTAATTAAGAAGTCTACAGTATGATTTGTCTTCCACTTAAACATGGAAAACTGTGTACCAGTTAGAACTGGAATCTTATTTGGCATAAAAATGATCCCATCAATCTTACTTTCTACATTGTACTGTTGTTCAAGAAATGTATTAAAGTCACTCTTTTTGTAGAAAGGCTTAGTTTCGATAGAAATAGTATTTTCAAACGGTTTGATAAGAGTAGTCACACAGTAATCAATTTCTGCTAGACGAGACTCAAAGGGGTTCTTACCTATATGATTTCCACACAGACACACGGCGTCATATATCACAAACTTAAAAGATCCGTTTTCCTCAATAAGTTCACCATCAAATAGAGTGTTATGGTATAGGTTATCATCAACTGTTACCTTAATTGTAGAAAATTTCATATTCCTGTCACAAAGAATACACAGTTTTCTATCATGCTTATCTGTGGTGAAAAACATAACGTAACGAATACCGTCATTCTTAACAGCCACAAAGTATTCATGTTGCTTTAGCTTATCAAAATCTTTGCGTTCAATGGATACTGGTTGTGGACAAGGAAAGATTGGATCACCTCTGTATCCCCATTGGGATATAATATTCCTAGTAAGATAATTTATAAAGTTATAGTTAGTGATAGGTTGAGAAGAGGGAATATGCATATACATATATATAGACCGTATCTTTAAGTGTTTTAATTTACTTAAAGAGTTAATTTAAGATTCATTACTGGAATGCCAACTGGTGAAACCAAAGCCGAGCTTTTAATAAATTCACTCAAACAGTTCTATTCTCAATCTTCAAATTTAGACATACTTCTACCAATTATTCAACAAAAGTCAAATATATCTTTGAGAATATTGGATTGGTTAGTTACCAATTATTCTAAAAAATATAGTGTAAACTACGAATTTTACAAAAATGGTCAGAAATCTATATTCTTTATCTATTTGTCTTACAAGAATCAACTGAAAGCCTACTCTAAGAAATACTTCGACCCCTTCTGTAGAAGAGATAGACTAACGATTGATCTTAAGACGTTACATGAAAACTACGAAGGTAGCATTGTTACAACAATTGGTCAACTAAATTTTTTTAGGTGGTTTATTGAAAATAAGATGATAAACTACGTTATTCTTAACGTAAACAAGATAGATGACGACATGAATTCAGAGTTATCAGATAAGGGTAAAAATAAAACACAAAAATATACTGGTCTAAATATAGTAAATGAAAGTGTTGTAATATCTTTTAATTAAAATATTTTCTTATTAATAATTAAATGCCAACCAATCAAAGCACACTGGATTTTATTGAAGGAAAAGACGTTAAGTACAAGACTGGTTTATCGAAAACTTTACCACTAATCATACCACAGGATATTGTTCTAGCACATGAAAATAGACTTAAAAGATTTGAGACAAGAACTGATTTTTCGGGTCCAACTATTTTAGATAAGTGCTTATACAGATCGACTGATAAAGGAAAGGGGGTACCAGCTGACTTCTACAGATCCTCTGCTACTGAATACAGAGACTTATTTGTAGACATTGCTACACTAGACAACACAGAAAATTTTGGTTACTACTATACAACAACTGGTCAGCGTGGTGCCCGTGCTGGTTCGGTTTTCAAAAATGGTACGACTTACCCTCTATTTGATACTAATCAGCCACCACTAGAAACTGTTGATGTAGATGACGAAACTAAACGTGTTAGACAGATAACTCATGTTGAGAATCTCAGACGTATCAGTTCAACTATTAATTAAGATTTAAGATTCTCATGTCTTTTTCAAGTTGTACGTGTCTTCTATTGAGATCTATTTTTTGTATAAGTTCTCTCTTAACTCTTTCTTGTTCTTGTATGGTCTCGTCAAATTCCATATTTTCTCTATGGTGCATTAAATCTTCCACTGACGTAAACATCTCACTAAATTCATCGGGTTGTTCCAGTTCCGAATATTTCTCTAAATGTTCTAAATCAGTATACTTACTTGGTTTTGTAAAGTCAGCACACTGATTTATACCATAACAGTAGTAATCTTTAGTTTTATACTCATCGGGGCTTAATATAGCTAGTGCTGTTGTATCTATTGGTTCTCTTTTTAGAGAGTAAGATAGACTCCATGGGTTATCGTAGTTTTCTGTTGCATGGACCTTTTCAAATTCACTGTTGAAGCTATCATTATCTTTAATTTTTTCATCTTGATCGATATGAATATTAGGCTGATATTCTGGAACATTATACATTGGTGTATCAATTACTTTATGAGCCAATTGATCATATATTTCTTTATATGCAGCTTCTAATACCTGAAATAATTCTGTTTTTTCTTCTTTTGACATATAATTATTTTGAGAAGAATCGGGGTGATAAGCCTTGGACAAGTTGTAAAAGGCGCTTCTAGCATCACCTAGTGTATAATTATCATCTAACCCAAGCACCTGATGTGGCGGTAGACTCATTTAACTTTTTAATATTTTATTAATTTGTCTTATTTAACTCACTAATAATGTGATCAAAATTTAACTTAAAAATTCTATTATCTTTTTGTTTTGGGGTTGAGGTGATTATCTTACGGGTTTCACTCTCTCTAAATCTGTCCGAATTTGGGTAATCAGGTGACAAAGTTAGTAAAATGTAAAGAACAGGAGGAAAATTAAAGCTCCAATCATCCTGTGTCCATCTTTCTCTACAAGTTGTTTTGCAACTAATTACCTTATACTTTGTAATTGAATCACCTATAGATATACCCGTACCTACCACAAAATCAACTATGTGGTAACACTTTTGTTTTTTAAGATTAAATCCAGATATTATCCCGTCTGAATTTATTGTAACCTGCTTCTTATAATCTATTAAATTAGCATCTAAAATATCTACAAGAAGTGTATTTTCTAAAAAGTCACCATAGTTCTGTATTCGTGACTGATGTATCGATATTGACTTATTATAGATATTTAACAACTCAATATCAGATAACTGTGACGTTATTTTTTTTAGGTCTTGAATAATTTTAATATTTTTATTTAGCGTATATTCAGTTAACATAGATAAAACAGCTGCGTTCATTTATATACACATCATTGCTGTTTTTAAGTACCTACATGATTTCAATGCAGGGCTTTCCATCGATTAGCTCCTTGGCCATCATACCAATTGTTCCAATCATAGCTACTCGACCAATAAATAGTTCATTCTTCTTTAGATACTCCTTATTCTTTGAGTTACTAATATTAAGTGGATCAAACTTGTAATTACCAGGTTCATGATCCTCCTTCATCTCGAACCAGCTATTAACGGAATCTGGAAAATTATAAGAATTGCAAAGCTGACTAATTTCACTTGTACCAAAAATACCAAGTAGGAGAAGTTGATACTCAATGGGTGTAGAAGATAGAGCATTCACACCAAGAGTGGGAGAAGTTGTTACATCAAGTAGAGCAATAGTTGGAGCTGCTAGCATTGCTACACGACCGTGCTTAATTTCAGCTTCCTTAACAAACTGGGGGCTAAAAGCAGAGAGAGATAGAAGAGCGGTTACAAGTGACATTATATTATAACTAATAATTTATCTTTATACCTATTAAATGAAAAATTTGTTAAATTCTCAAACCTTTAAATGTATCGATGTAATTGATGAAAACTGTGGAGTAGTTGGTAGATTAAATAAAAGAATTACAGATGTGCAGACCTAAAGAGGTATCGGTTATGTAAATACAACAAATTTTGAAATGGGTGGGTCTGCCCATGATACAAACTACTACGCAACTAAAGATAATAATAAATTAGGTCATGAATATAATCGAAATCAGTTTCAAAATGGTAACTTCATAAAGCATATATACACTACTATTCTTGACACAAATGTAAATTTAGTTGTACTACTATTAGATATATTAAGTGAAGAAACACATGATGTTACGGTAGAGATCTGTGAAGTAAAGCATGGTCCATATACTGGTACTGAAACCACTGATTTGCCAACACTGCATTCAGAGACATTTTCTAATGTAACAGGTCGCGTAAAAAGATTCAGTACATATTCTCCAAATTTTACAGAACCAACAATAGTAGCAGTTAGACTACGTTTTACTGGAGCAGCCCATGGTAATCATCAGGTAACTATGGTAAGTACTTTACAAGCTACGGTATTTACTCCATAAATAGTATAAGTAAGTTTCGAAAAGTTTAAAGTCGTCTCCGTGATCATCATCTCTCCAACGAACGTGATTACACCCAGTGTGTGCAATTTCGTGCATAACTAATCGAAATAATTCATTAAATTTTTTAATTTTGTCATCAGGCTGTCTCAATTGAAAGAAAATTACTCGATATGCCGCCTTTAATTTACCATCAGCTCCAACTTTTGGTAAATATTTATTTAGTTTAACCTCTTTTGGTTTATTCATACCATCAAACATTGTCCCAATCTGCATTTCTTGGACTCTGTAATAATGTGGGTGAATACTTAAAAAAACTTGACACATATCGGTAAGTATCCCCTGTGTTAAATACATATTGTTTCTTACAAGTTCTGCCATAAGATTGATAAATGTCTCTATCTCGTATAGTCTTTGAGCAGCTAGTTTTTTATTTCTTTTATTTAAAACTCGGTAGTTATTATTTTTATAACTTACATCAACGTAGTTATCAGTTTCGTTAAAATCCCAGAACTCCATTACAAAAAACCAACATAAAAATACTCTCAATAATCAAATACTATGAGTGAACTACATTTAATTATTGGGTGTATGTTTTCTGGTAAGACATCTAAACTTCTCAACATTGCCAAAACGCTGCATGAGAGTGGTACCAAAGTAATGTTAATAAATTATTTTGAAGATACTCGATACTCCATGGCTGATACAACTACACATGATGGTGTTTCGATAAACCTAAAAACTCACATGTTACAAAACCTAAATTCAGTTGTTTACGCTGATTACTCAGTTATCTGTGTAAATGAAGCCCAATTCTTTCCAAATCTACTAAACTTTTGTAAACAAGCCCTTCAAGATAACAAAATATTATACATCAATGGTCTAGATGCAGATTTTCGACAACAAAAATTTGGAGAAATAATAGATCTAATACCAATGTCGGACAGTGTGACAAAACTACACGCTAAATGTAAAACATGTAATAATAAAGCGTATTTCACAAAAAGATTAACTAATAGTCAAGAACAGAAGGTGATTGGGTCTGATTCATATGTTCCAGTTTGTAGAGATCATATTTAGTACTCGTCGTCTTCCTCATCGTCTTCGTCATCGTCTTCGTCATCTTCGTCTTCGTCTTCGTCATCTTCGTAAATAGCAAAAGACTCTAGTTCATCATCGAGCACCTCAACTAAATCTGGGTACTTATCTGTCTCTTCCTTTGTGGAAATAGGTGGAATAAGTTCCTTTAGAGCTGCCGTCTGGGTCTCTGTTAGTTCGTCGGGAATATCACACTCAAACTTAATGTAAAGATTTCCATAGCCTTCTTCATCTAATTTTGGCATACCATAGCCTTCTAGTTTATATAAGTTACTGTTTTTCATGATGTTATGACCAGTGTAGCGAACTCCGACAATATCAGAGTTAATATGCTTAAAAGTAAAATCTAAATCGTAACACTCAGATAAAGAAATAGTATGACTCATAAACAGATCATCATTCATTCTAGTATAGACGGGATGCTCTTCGTAACATAGTGTAATAATTACATCACCTGGAACGCACCCCTTCTTCTCATCACCTTCACCCTCAAAGATAATAACCTCTTCGTCTTGCATTCCAGGCTTAATCTGTACAGCTAGTACCTTTCTGTCCTCTGCTAAAACTGGCTTACCGTCTACAGTCTGAAATCGCTGCCTCTTAACTGCGATGTTCTTAGTCTTACCAGTATATAGATGCTTTAGGTTAACATTAAGTGTAAAATGAAGATCCTTAGTCTTTGGTAGAATATCCTCTGCTGGTTCAAGTTCGTCGTCATCCTCGGATACTACAGTAATCTTAGAATTCTTCTTGCGTCTATTAAGTTGTGGAGAAGATGGTTGTCCCATGCTGCTAGAAATCTGCTGTACCATATCTGGTGTAACCATTTTAGATACAGATTTAGAAACCTCCTGAAATATCTTGCCCATATCAACCTGGCTCTGGTCTAGACTACCGTCTGAGTTACGAGGAACGTTAATATTCTTAGCAACCTCCTGAGCCATTTTAAATATATCCTGCATGTTTTCAGGATTGTTCATTTACTTAATCTTATTTTATATTTTTAAATAGATTAGACGAGAAAAATACTTAAACAGATGGACTATATTCAGTGGATTTTGATGCTGTCTTCTCTAGCTCTTCAAACTTAGGTACATTTTCGAAACCGTGAGAACCACACCCTTCTCCAAAACTTGTGAAGTTGTTGCTAGAAAAGTTTTGGTTGTTATCTAAAAATCCACCAGATGAACCCCCGTATACATTGTAACACGATGGTCCACTAATTATTTGCTCACATTTATCAAATGCTTCCTTTCCAGTCATAAACTGAGATTTGTCAATAACTAAACATGGAACTTTAGTAATCTGTGCAGGAATTTCGGGTAGAGTCATAATATTTAATAACTGAATATCTTTACAGCTATCTGGTATCTTCTCAATTAGTCTTCTGCATGCCTGACAGCTTGGGTGATAAACAAGTATGATGGACTGTGTCTTCTCCTGTGGACGATCTCCCATTTACTTATTTTTAACTTAATATTTTAGTAATTATTACCGAATAATTATATTTATTACAGATTAAGATGAACAGTTGTCAAATCATACTATTAGTAGGTTTAGTTGTAGCGGTTATTTTTATGTGTTACAGTAATAGCCAGGAAAACTACACTTTACTTAGAAGACCTCTAGATTTTACGGGTAATAAACAGACAGGTTGTTGTCCACCCTTATTTAATGACAAACCAGGGCAGGTATTTTGTAGAAAAGATATAGATAAGTACTTTGATATTCGCACAATTAAAAGCTACAATAGTTATCATGATATGTTAGATCTACTTATGCAGAAAATATCAACTGGTGAATTTACAAGAGATAAAAAGTTAACCCGTGTAAATACATGCGATATATCTCGTGATGAAATAATTACATTTATTAATACTAAGATATACGAGGCAATAATCAATAACCCTGAATTTCACTCTAACGGAAGCTTCAAGTTCGAATCGATGAGCGTACTCGAAATTGAACCAGAATATTTTGTTGATGAAGACAAAACACCGTACATTAAAGTTTTATTTGTAATTCATGACACTACTCGAGCTGCATCTACTCAGGCATTTGCTGTAATTTCAGCTGATAAGGATGAATTAACTATGGAACATGCAGCATTAGTATTTGGGGATATTAAAGAAGATACTACTTCACAAAAATCTCAAAATCCTTTAAAATTTGATATAATTGATTCATTAGAATACATGGGTCCAGTGGGAGATGAAATATCCACTGACATGGAAAAAATTATTGACACTAACTACAAGTGTTAAATATCCCTAGCGGTAACAACAGACCTCTTCTTAAAATTTTTTGTAATTTCACGTTTAGGTCTAATCTCAGGTCTAGCAACGGTTGTTGTAGTTTCTTTAGATTTCTTAGATAGTTCTTTATCTTCTATTTCTACTAGTTTCTTGGTTGCTTCAACCGTTAAATCATTTTCAATCTTAGCTTTTTCAAATTTTTTCAGTAAATCTTTTATTTCTTTCTTATCAGAGTCTTTTATGGCTTTGTCTAACTGAGAATTGAGAGATTTTTCTAACGTGGTAACTTGGGGTTTATCTTTTTCAAGAACGGCGATGACATCATCTACATTAATTTCTCGAACTATAAATTTAAAGTCATCTGAAAGTAGAGATATGTTTTCCTGTAAAGCAACTTTAATTGCAGATTGTGTTGCATTAATTGCAGTTTTTAGAACAATTGCGTCATCTTGTTTAGTATATTCAGAGAATGCTAACTTATACATAGCTTTATTGATATCTTCTTTTGTGATAAGTGGTGTATCATTTACAGTACCAGATGGTTGTATCATGGTTGTATCTATGTAGTTTACTGTACTTGTTTTGTAGGGTAATTCATCTTCTATAAAGCTTTCTACATTATAATCAAGTTCACTTAGAGTCCACGTGAATACTGGCGGTGGGTTCTGTAGATATTTATAGTTTTCTTCTGTGATATATACAAAAACTGGTTTTACTCGAACTGTCGGAATTGTATCACTGACCTTAAACAGCTTAATAGATAACTGTATCTGATTACCATCGTGTACGACATTTACAAGATGATCCTGTAAATTTTTATCGTAGAATACATTTACTATATCTACCTCTCCATATTCTTCTAGTTTAAACTTCTTAAATTTCATCAGTTCCCTTGAAGTAAGAGATCTCTTATTAAGACCAGACTGAGTCTGTTGAATACTTATTAGTTTGTACATATCTGTATCACCTAACTTCTTGGTATCTCCAGGTTTGATAGTCGCTTCTTCTACTATTTCAATTAATCGAGTATCGTTTTCTAAAGTTGTGGGTTTCTTCTGCTTAATAGATTTTTCCAGTTCTAGGCGATATTTGTATAGTCTATTCGTCTGATCTACTATCAATGCATCTAGATCAGCTGCACCAAGATTCTGTTTCATAGAAACTTCCTCGATGTATTTCTTTGACGCTAGTATAGCACTTGACCATGGTAACTTAAGTTCTTCGTCATCTGGTTCGTACTCCCACACATCTTTACTTTCAATTACCTTATTTTCAACGATAGACGATATACAATTCTTTCCAGTCCATACACATTTTCTAGAATCAAGTGAGTAAGAGTTTAAATTATTGCAGCTAATTTCATCCTTGAAACGATTGCAGGTATCAAGATTTTCAATTGCAGTTCTTTTTACCTTTTTATCTGATACACCCTCTCTAAAATATATGATCTTACCGAAAGAATCTTTATATTCTACAAAAATGTAGTAAGGTGATGTTATGTAGACTGCTGCTGGATCTTCCTTTTCACTTCTAAAAATAGCGGGTCCTTCAATCATTATCAGCTTACTATCAACGAGCTCCTTTAATCGAGAATGGTAGACTGGTAGAAAATTCTCAAAAGTGTATGGTACACCGTACTGTCTTTCGTAGTAGTCTCTGTTAGTTGGATATTGCTTTTTGTACTGTGAAATGTACCCTTTCGATGTGTAGTAAACTTCTCCAGGGTTTGGTACACCCATTCTTGGTCTAAATGTGTACTGTACTGTTACTCTTGGTTCTGCATATACCTTGAAATCTAGTTCTCTCTTTGGTTTTTCTACTATATCTGCAACCGATGTAGGATTCTCCAAATCCTGAATTTGATTCATTACAGAGATGTATGTGTTGTACATAGCCTGTTCTACATTCTCGTCATCATCGGGTTTGACACCAAATAGTATAGAAAGTTCAATTAAATCATCTCGTGAATAATTTTTGTTACCAAACTCGTCCTCAAACTGTGGATAATTACCACCCACGATGTACTTATCATCGTAGTAGATATACTTGTTATTATCAGGCTTAGTAGTCTGCACGTGAGGTTTTACGTAGGTATTTATCTTTTTGTTGTATAGTTTTACCTGAGATTTTCTAAGTTTACCAATAACTTTTGATACGTTCCTGAGTAGATTAAATCGTCTTCGGGTATCTTCTAGGTGTTCCGTTTTTATTAGGGTAGCCTTGTATATATCTAATTCTTCAGCTGATAATTTGTTTAGAGTATCTGTCGGATCTTCACTCTGAATAGCTTCAAGTATCTTATCAACCTTATCCTGATTAAATATTAGTTTATCTCCATTTTTAAAGAAAAATTCAGTAATAATCACTATATATTCTGTTATGTCTGTGGCGTTGACTATATATTTGCATAACTGTTTAAAATTTTCTAAAATCAAAGCCCTATACTTTTTATAATCTTTATCTGTTTTAGATCGATTGAAGATGATATTTTCTGTTACATATGCAACTCTGTTAAAGTCTTTGACGTTACAATCAGCAAAAATCTGCATTAATTCTTTGTATAGTTCCAGTCTTTGATCTATAGTAGCTACTCGATATATGGTCTGTGAAGGTAATCTATACTTTTTCTTATTTAATTGTCTAAATTTCCAAAGCTCTAGAGTAAAGTGCGCAGGGTGTTCTGTTATCTTACCAACCTCTTCTATGGCCTCAGTCCATAGTTTATTTTCATTTGCTTCTTCAATGATTTTACTAATCTGGTACTCAGACAGTTCGATAGAATCTTTTAACAAGAGACTTCTTAGTTTATCTGAACTCCCACCACTGTCATTGTAGTATTTTCTATAAGCCACATAGTATTCTTTAGGTGGGGACCATTCAAGCAGCTTAGCATATTTATCCGAGTCTGATAAAGATTTAAATTCTTCTTCTTTTGTAAAATCTTCGGGTTTGATGAGAGGTGTTTCGAAGTCTACTACGTAAGATGGAAGTGTATTTCCAATGATAAAGTCTTCTAAAATATCAGGGTACTGTGTTAGTACAATTATAGATTTGTCAATAAGATACTTATAGGTAGTCTCATTAAATTCACTGATAACCTGTCCACGATCTTCAATAGTAGATGTAGCTCTTTCGTTAATTAATTCTTCTAAAGATTCAGACTTTGGAAGAGCTTCAGAATTTATCTCCATTATAAACCTGTTGAGTTTAGAGGATCCACTCTTTCTAACATCCGATATCTTACTAAAAGTATCTTGAATCTTTATAATATCCTTCACGTCAGTTTCTCTTTTTGTACCAGATAGATAGTCCGATATTTTATCTATCTTGCTCTGTAGAATTGCTAAGGTGTAGCCACTAACCCCTTCATTTTCTAATTTTAAAAGATTTGCAGATAAAAGTCCCTTTAGATCTCTTAGGTAGTCCTCAAATACTGTGTAGCGAGTTGTAACATAGACTCCTTGAGATTCATATCCAGGGAAAGGTGTGTACAACTGGTATACATAAGCTACCGAATCTTGTAATTTATTTTCATATGCAAGTTTCTCATATAATGCATCTGGTACGGGGACAATAGGTGTAAACGCCCTTGCTAAATCTTCGAATCCATCCGCTTTTTTAGAAGAATCGAGTAGTAGTTGTATTGTCTTACCAGCGTAGTCTCTAGATACACCCTTAAATGGCACCTTAAGTGATAATTTAGATGCAGGTAGATTCATTACATCGACTGACTCAAGAGAATCTGGTGTAGTTGTAGATGTTTCGTAGCTACTTTTAATTAAATCCCTAGTGACTGCATACTTACCAGCAAATTCACTATCGATCATCTCATCCAGCTCTGCCTGATCTTTTGGGTATTTTACAAACTTAAGAATAGAAACTTTATTTAGTCTTAAATATTCTATGTATCCCGAATTGTTTGTTACTAAATTATTTGTCTTAAGGCATTCTATAAGGCTTTCCCGTGGAATTTTAAGAAGTTGCGAAGCTAAATATTTACGTTTTTCTTGTTCAAGTATATCTAGTTCAGATATTAACTTTGGTGGTTTGTCTAGTTTTTTAATTTCATCGATATTTACTGGAGCCTCTATTTCAAAATCGGGTACACTAATACCTGTTGGATTGATCTTCTTTAGTTTATAACCAGGTACGTATCTTTCTAATATATAGTTTTTACTTTTTTCATATTCTATAGAGTCTGTTAAATACTTTGTTCTAACTTCGGTACTCCTAGAAGCTGCATCTCTACTATTTGGTTTAACTAGATCAATATTGTGCTGTTTTGCTAATTTTTTAACTAGTTGGTCTTCTTTCTTGATAATATAGTCTAATGTTTCGTGAATACTTTTATTACTGGGTGATATAGCAAGCTTACTTTTCTTATCCTTGCTATTGTAAACAGATGCTCGGTTATTCTTTACTATCGTTTTTTCCTTTTTGAGCGACGAAATGTAGAAGTCATCGTACTCTTCCTTTGATATTTCGTCCTTCATGTACTTATCTTTTTGAGATAATCTGTCATTTTCTAGCTGCTTAAGTAATTCTAACCCTTCGTCCGTTATTGGTACAGACTTAATCAAAGAGTTCTCATACACTTCTAATTCTAAAAGTTCTTTAAAATACTGTTTATCACCGATGGCACCATCCGCGTACTGTCTCATAAGTGCTTCTTTGTAGTCTTTTACACCTTTAGAATATTTTACCCGATTGTACTCTTGTTCTGTCGTTGGGTTAGTTTCTGGCATCATCAGTTCTTCTTCAAAAATCATCTCAAACTCTGGTTCTTCTTCAAGCTCTTCTTCTTCAAGCTCTGGTTCTTCATCGTCCGTCGCTTCTTCAAATTCTAGATCTTCCTCATTGTCACTTTCTTCATTCATTTCAGTTTCTTCATCTGTTTCTAATACAGGATCAAATTCAGCTAACTCATCGTCTGAGTCATCGATTACTAAAGACATATTAATCTTTATAAATATTATTTTAACATTAAAATATTTACATTACACAAAAAATGATATGTTATCTTATACCTAATTGTAGCACATGTGTAACACAAATGATGTATCTAATGAGTAGCCCAGATCCAAAATTAAGTGTACGTTTTATTAAGATGGAAGAAGCTAAAAAGATTCAGGATAAATTTCCCTTGTGGATAAATGGTAAAGAAAAACATCAGGGGCTTCTAAAACCAAATAAGTTTGGTAAATATGAATTAGGGTGTGGTAGGGGACCAGTACCAAACGGGAGAGTAATGTTTTTATACCGAAATGTACAAAATAGGCCACTAAAAGCTATAACTAACATTAATCCAAAAAACACAGCACCTAGAAACTGTTTTGGATCTGTAGATTTAACAAGAAAACCAATAACATCTCACCCCGCTGCGGTTAAATCTAAATCTAAGTTAACTTTACTAGGTTCCAATAATAGCATTCAGGCTCAAAAAAAGGTGGACAGTGTAAATTGTAAGCGTAACGCTAGTCTAAAACCTGCCGCAGTAAAATCTGGAAATAAATTAATGGTATCGGGTCTTAAAATTAAGGCAAATAAGAATGGGTCAAAAACAATTACCTACAAAAAATAAATATACTTTTAAATGAAGTTTTTTTCGAATAGTGCTCCAAACTCTGTAGTTCTAGACAAGGCTGAGAAAAGCCGAAAATATACTGCGAAACAGTTTGATTATGTATTTTGTGCAGGTATAGCTTTACTGGCTGGGTATACATACGCAAAGTACCTTAGTTAAATATATACTGATTTAATTTAAAAATATAACATATGTTATTAAAAATGGCTCGTAGGTGCCAATGTGCAATCTATGATAAAGAATTGGGATATACCCGAAACTGTAGAAATTCGTGTAAATTTGAAGCAAAAGGTAAAAATTACTGTTATATTCATGCTGTGGCTGCATTATCTGGTAGATGTGTTCAGATTCAGTCTGTGTATAAGTCTTACAGAACTCGCAAAAAAATAGATAAGTTATTTGTAAATCTCCCTCGAGAGCTTCAACAGAAAGTTATACATTACATGAGAGAACCTATGTATTTAAAACGAGTTTATGATAAAATAACATCTTATATCTATCCAAAAATTACATTATTTTTAGAAGATTTAGACTTCGCTGTAATAATTTTTAGTAAAACAGAGTCTATATATGATTATCTGTCTCGTCCTCAGTTAAATTACTGCTACTATTTACTCCGAATTTTAACAAAATACTACAAAATTATCAACAAGAAAAAGATTCAAGACTTTATAAATGTATGCAACACACTCGAAATAAATTACGTAATTAGTACATACGATAATTCAATTTATAAGACAGAGTGGCTGGAATTTTTAGATCTTTTTAAAAAATTTATTCAGGTTTTAAAATAATTTACGACAAACTTTAAATCTTACTTAAAATTAAATCTATAATTTGAATTATGAACGCCTACGTTTTGACGAGTATTCTTCCACGAGACGTATGCATTCATATAAATTACTTCTTAGCAAATCTCTGTGCACAAACAATAATAAATCAGTACTACCTTAATACAAAAATAAAAGATGCAATTACGTGGTATTTTATAAGATTGGAGTCATATACATATCACGCACCTTTTAGTTATCCACAATATGCTATAGTTGATAAATCAAAATTTATAACTGTACTAAAATATGCATATAGATACATTGGTCATACGGATGATTCAGATTTTTGGTTAAAGGTATGTCTTAAGTGTTTGTCTACAGTGTATAATACAACCAACAATTTAACGGTTGAAGAAAAAGATACAATATTTGAATATGTACAATATTTGTTCAGAAGGTTTGAGGTTTTATCCATCTAAGTCTTTCGGGTCTTCATAACACAAGTGCGAAAATGAACTTCGGAATATTTGAGACTAAAAAGGCTTATAACTTAGCCGAAAAGTATGGCTTAACGTTGTATGATAAAAATTGTTACATATATCAGGGTGACTATGTAAAGTATTCAGATGTTAAATTTATAGTTGATAACCTGTGGCATGACCATTTTGTATACAATACAACAATTCCGATGAATGTGACACCTCAAAAATACATTAAACTATACATGAAATACCGTTAAAAAATAAAAGTTCCCTTGGGAACAACAAAACCAGGTAATGGAGGCCATACTCAAACACATCAGCTCTGAATTTTTGATTAGGTATGAAGACCTTCTCGAAACTATAGCTCAGCACTCTTTGCTTGATAAAACAACTAAAAAGCAATACCGTAAAATAACAAAATTTACATTCCCAGCTATTCTACTGATTGCCAATAAGTATAAAATTGACGTTGAAGATGCAAATTTTAAAAAGGCTAAATTAAGTGACTTTAAAACTCATATTCGTCTATCAAAGGAAGAGTACAAAGCACAACTTGTTAAAAAGTACACCTGTTTAACATTCATACAATACATGGACATAACAACCGCTTTAAACTTACTTAAAATTATTGTGTTAGAATAAAACAATGACACCCAGTCGATCTATTCGCTACCTAAAGCGTTGTAATTATAAACTCGAAAAGGAAAATAAGGCTCTTCTAGAAGAGCTTCAAGAAAATAGAACTAAGAGGCAACGTGAAGAAGAGGAGGAAAAGGCTCCAGTAAAGAGACCTCGATTGTGGCATTAATAACGTGGAGATAAAATCTCCGAAGAAATATGTTTAATCATTGTAAATGGGGTTATAAAGAAGATCGTTGCATCGATTTTTAATATATCTAAACCGTGCTTCGACACACATATACTCCATTCGTTCAAGATGTAATGACTCGTTCAGGCGAGAAAATTTGTTCATTTCCGCCTGTCTTTCTAGAATATTATCTCTAAGAGCAATAAATTTGTTATAGTAAATCTTACTATAAGTTTGATGAAGCTTCTCAGTTACATAATTGGTTCTCATGTGACCAACTACTTTCCTCTTAAGTTCTGATGGTAAATTAACAAAGAGATTCGATAACTTTGTGCGACACCTGTAGCCTAACCAAACAGCTTGTATTTTAGTAGCGGATATATTAGGTAACATCATCTTCAGGTGAACATGACAAAGATTATTCGATTTCTTTGTTAATTTACAGCGACGAGTGCGCTTGGTGGTAATATCAAACACTTGGTGTGTGCAGCGATTCATGGGATATAATTGTTTTACTCACGTGGAGATAAAATCTCCGAAGAAATATAACTTAGAAGTTGCAAATAAGATCTTCATAGCGACTATTTAAATAAGAATATTTAGATTCAATAACATTATACTCACCTGCAGCTAAATACAATAGTGGATCATTGACTGACAAATTTTTTATGATACTCCAACGTTGGTTAAGTTCTGTTCTGATCTTCACGAGTTTGATAAAATAAACGTTTTTGTAAGCGCGGTTCAATTTAAAAATGTTGTAGTTGGTCATCATATGTCCCAGTACAATGTCCTGAATTTCTGACGGTAAATTAACAAAGAGTTTTGACACCTTTGTCCGAGACCTGTAACCCTTCCAGATTGCCTGTATCTTAGTAGCAGCCTGTGGGTAACCATAATGTTTCAGGTGTACGTGACAAATTCCGTTAAATTTATTTGGTAACTTACAGAGACGATTACGCTTGGTGGTGATGTCAAAGACCTTGTACGTGCACTTGCAGTTTCTCATGATAATTCTCTATATTTACTCGAACATATTATAAATTCCTAGGGTATATAAAATGTCGTAAAATGTTCGAGTAATTCTCTATATTTACTCGAACATATTATAAATTCCTAGGGTATATAAAATGTCGTAAAATGTATCTTAACAGAACTGTAAAATTTAATCTCAGATAATACCCATTTGTAGTAATCAGCTGTGTTGTGGGACTTTATAATACTACTAGTGTAGGTCCAATATATTTTTAATGCATCAGGGTTTCGAAGTAATAAAGAATTCATACTGTTCCTGATCTCATATATTTCATGTTTAAGTTTTACAAGTTTATCTTCGTATATTCTTCGGTAAAGCGGTAAAATTTTAGTTCGGTAAATATGATCATATTTAACATAATATAATACTTTACGTCTCAGTTCTTGAGGTAGATTTACAAATAAGTTCTTCAACTTAATACGTGTGCGCCTCCCTTTCCACACTGCTTGTATCTTTGTAGCACACTCCATATCTCTCAGGCTAGATAAACTCATAATTCTTAGGGTATTCATTTAACGTAATTACGATATTTATACCCTTAGAAAAATAATTTTAAAGTTTAACCTCCCTAGGATGCATTTTACGACATTTTATATACCCTAAGATTCTAGAAAACATACGAGCAAGAAGAACAGATTGACGACAAAGCAGACTCAGATATGGCGATCAGCGCAGACAAGATTAACACTATCCTCGAGGTCATTGCGACGGAGTACAAGATCGACAAGTCCAGGATCTTTGCTTCACTCGAGGCTAAGTCTCTTCTGCCTAACAAGATGGTCAAGGCGAACAACACGTCTGACAAGGGACCATTTGACAACAAGCGTGCACGAGAGTTTGCTGAGGTCAACAACATCGAGATCCGCGGAATTGTCGGAAGCGGTCGCGACGGTAGGATTACCATTGCTGACATGAAGAAGCATGCTGATTCTACCATCTCTACCACTTCCACTGACAAGATGAAGATCACCTCAGCTGCTCGCACTCTTGCAGAGGAGAACGGGATTGATCTTTCTACCATCGTTCCCAGCGGAAAGCGTGGCGATATTCTCCTCAAGGATGTCAAGGATGCCATCGCTAACAAGCCCGCAGAGCCACTGGTTCTTAACGAGCCAGAGGAAGAGGAAAAGAATGAAGACGAGCCAGAGGTGGAGTCGGACGAGGAAGACCCCGTTCTTGAGGACTAAATTCACCACAACACCATAAACCCATAAAACCCCTAAAAATAGCATGCACTGGCAGTTCTCTTCGGAGAACATAAGACCAGGTAAGCAAATAACAATGGAACTTCACCCTAGCATTCCCCGTGATGATGATGAGTACGATGAGCTTGGTCGCAACATGACTGCTCAAAAGCGCCGAGAGGTACTATATGGTGTATGGAAGAAGGTAAAGAAGTCGAAGAAGGGATTCTACTAAATTAGCATAACCAGGCAGTTCTCTTCGGAGGACATAAGTCCTGGTAAGTATGGAATACATGAAGTTACTTTCTAAGATTCCACTTTTCAACAAACTTTTATTTAAAGAAGAATCTATATCCCCATCCCGACAATATTTGGGATCGGCAATCACAATAGTTAACAAGAGCAAGATTAGAATCTAATTTACACGGTCTTTAGAGACTAATTGTCTCGCGTAAGAAACATTAAAATGGATTCCAGCATGAAGCGCCTGGACTATTTTACCATCGTTTCACTGGATGCTATTTGGAAGGAACTAATTAACGAATGTGTTAGTAAAAGCACCAAACAGGACGCACTCAGTGATTATTCATTTTACTGCATGGAAGAAGGAATTAAACCAGCCTTTCCCGTCGAATCACCCACACCTTCTTCTCTCCCCATTCCTCCACGTATTTGGTTGGAGTAAACTAATTAATTAGTAGTTGTGTCTTTCGGGACACACAAGGCTACTCAAGATACACAGTATTCGGTGAAAATGGATTTCGATACTTTCATGGCTTTGGTGATTGCCCAGCAGAAGCGTTCGTGGGCAGATCAGGTAGAAGATAATGATGAAGAACTACCAGAACTACCAAAGTCATGGAAGTGTCGTCGCCCGATCTGCAATGCTCCACTTGGTAAGAAGAAGTAAACAATAACGGGTGTCCTCTTCGGAGGACGTAAAACCCATTTTAATCATGGTATAATCATTTAAAGAAATGATTTGTAGTTAGATTAATGACTACTCTTATCAACGGTTGGGAATATTGCACACATGTCGTTCCAGGAAAAGTAACTGAGCAGACTTTACAGACCGAATATTTAACAGAATATTCCCTTGCTTATCATAAATTTTTAAGTAGTATTTGCAAGTCAGAATCGGACTTAAGCAAGATTAAGACAGAACGTATCTACCCATTCAAGATCTACATTGATTGTAATGATGATATTATTAACCCAGATTCAAACTATTACATCAAGTTTACTAAGAGCAAGTTTCTTAAGACAAAACTAAAGAAATTAAAGGGTGATCTGTATAAGTATTACAATTCTAATGGTTTTCTAGTAAGAGGGCCATATGAGCTACAAATGAATATTTATTGTATAGATCTATTTGAATTAAAAGACAAAAACACAGATAACAGTGAAACACCAGCACAGAATTAAGATTATTTACCAATTTTAAAAATAAAACAAGATTTTCCATGCGTTGGATAATGTCCGCTTCAAATAATTGTAACCGATTATTATTTAAACTTAAAAATAATTCATTCTTGTAATCATTGTTGATCTCAACTAATGTTCGCATTAATTATAATTGTGTATTATTTTAAAGTTTATTAAATCTTTATTATAAATAAATGATAGTACTAATTATCTTAATATTATTATTTATAGTAACTATTGTTGTTACAGAGGGTCTACCACTATTAAAAGACTACACGGTTACAAAGAAAGAACCTCCTAAAGCTACCAAAACAGTAGCAGTTGAATCATTTGAGGAAGATAAGGTATTAGAAGCATTTAAGGCTACAACTGGTCTAGAATTCTACAAACACCAAATTGAAGAATCTAAAACATTTACTGCTAAAAATACACTGATTTGTATACTCGATGATAATGCGGACGTATTCATAAACGGTGGTGAGAAGAAGTTAAAACCAAATTCTATAGAAGAAATAGGTGAAGAAACAGACGTAGATGTATTTGTATATGATAAATCATGTACTATTTATAGGTCAAAATAAATATTAACATATAATAAATGGCGGACAACTTTTTAACATTTTTACAAACTTATGTTGGTATCAGTGTAATAGCTGGTATATTCACATTTAAACTCATATCTTCTTTTATGGAAAATATTATCAATCCTATACTTGATTATTTCATAAAACAAGATAAGTTTAAACATTTTAATATCATAATTAACGATGATGGAACACAGATCAATGCAACCCCAGCGACCAGCTATACTGAACTAATTTACCGACTAAATTTTGGTCAGTTGCTCCGTGATATCATCATTTGGTTAATTTCCATGATAATTTTGTACCAAATTAGCAAGGCTTTATAATTAAATAAAAAAATAATATTTGAACTATATAATATGAAAGACGTACATTGTCGTGAACCTATTGTTAGCCAAAACAATAACTTTATTAACCTTGCCAACCCTGCTTATCTAGACTCGATTGGTTGTGATTATTTAAATTATGCAAGAGCTCCAAACACGACACCTGACTACTACGATCAGGGTTCTTGGTGCGGAACAGAAGGTTGCCTACTACCCGAAGAGAATATTAAGGGTTTTGTAAATACCGTTAAATACACGTTTGATTCTATGGATGAGCCTTCTAAGGATGAATTTCGTAAACGATTATCGGAGGCTTTACTTCTTAAAGCTGATAAGAAGAAGGAAGTCAAGTTTGAAGAAAAAGTAGAAACAGTAGAGGCCTACACTGATAAGGATCCTGATAAAGATACTATTGGAGGACTAATTACCATGATTGCTATTATTATTATTGGTTTAATTGCTGTAGGTTTTGTTATATTTGGTCAGAGTGGTCGTTAAATACCAGAATATTTTAATTAATGGGTGAAGAATAAAACTCCAGGTGTCCAAAATCTGTATCTAGTTTATATAGAATTGGAAAATCTTGGCATATGTATATATTTACTAAATGTTTCTTATTAATCAAAAATGCATATAAATAGTCAATATGTAATTTAAATTTTTCTATAGTTATTTTACTACTTGTTTTAAGTTTAATAGTTAAAGAATCTTTCTCAAATGTCACACAAGAGTCTTTAACTGTTACATATAAGTAATTTATTAGAAAGTGATTAGATAAGTGTTTTGTATCTCGAATGAAGTATGATATTACCTGACTTATTGTTTGAGAATCCAACAGTAAAGAATTTTCTTCAGGGACAATTTTACCAATTACATGTTCATCTACATGATTCATAAATTCGATGGTTATGTCCAACTTATTTACTATTTTCACCGTAATTAAATTCTTTTCAAGACTAAATTTAATACTTCCATAATCGGTCTTATCAATAATACTCTGAATATATTTATAGTCAAACATAATGAGCAAATCTGACGCATCAACTGTTATAACTTCATTCAGTGTGTAGGTAGTTAAAGTTGTATCTTCATATATTAATCTAAAAATAATATCTCCCTCGGCTACTTCTATACACAATCTAGTCTTTTGAACATCAGCTCCAAAATAAAGATCTTCTACTATCTTTTTAAAATCTTTTACTGATAGGCTTATGTGCCCCATTTATAATATATCTTTGAATTCTTTTAATTGTTTTAGTGAAAAATGTGTCAATTTTACAGGGTGTTCTGAACAAATAAGACATAGCTTTGTTCATTGAATCTAAATTTATGAATTCTTCACCTAAATTATTTATAAACTCTACCGTAATATCTATATTACTGCTAACATCTATCGTTACTATATTATTATCTAAACTAAACTTAATAGTACCTTCTTTTATTTTATTCAGTATATCTGATATATATTGATAGTCAAATAAAATTTCAATTTTATCAGTGTTAGGTCCCTTACTTTTTACAACTGTGTTTATTGTGTTCTTTTCATATATTTTTTTGAATATTATATAATTCTCAGTTACTTGTATGTATAAAAATGCCCTGTCTAGATTAAAATTTAAGTACTGTACTATCTGATTTAATTCTGATATAGACAGAGTAATATGACCCATTCTATTATTATTAAGGTTTCTTTTAATTAGTTTAAAAATAATAATTACTTACACCATATCATACCCCAGTCTTTTTTGGGTTGAGTGTTAGATAATTTTATTTTTACAGTATCAATGCAATAAAAATCACTATCTTTTGGTCTAAATAAGTAGTTGTCACGTAGTTGCATATAATATTGAGTATAACCTAATTTATTTAAATAATTTATACAATTAATTGTAATACTGTTATATTCAGCAGCCCATTCAAAGCATAATAACTTAACTTTTTGAGTTAAAGAACATATACATTCATACTCTCCACATTCGACATCAATTTTTATTAAATCTGGTGTTCCATAATGTTCTATTAATTTATCTATAGTTATTGTTTTACAAGTGATTTCTTTATAGGGATGATTACAAAATCTGGATTTATTTTCAGTTAACCAGTCTTTATTTATAGTCGATAAAACATCAGAGTTGGCTTGATAAAATGTTATATCTGTACAATTATTATTACAAACAGCGTAATTAAGTAAAATTATATAATCATTTTTGCAATTATTCACTAAACGTTCGAATGTAAATGGTGATGCTTCGACTGCAATTATTTTATCACAATGGTTAATATTTTTTAAGCTCCAATCACCTATATTTGCACCTATGTCAAAATACATTTAATTATTGTTACTATTATTATTAAGGTTTCTTTTAATTGGTTTAAAAATAATAATTACTATATATTAATTAATGAACGATCATTACGATCAACTTAAACCCGCAATTGCTATATTAGAAGGTCTTATTAAAACACACAAGAAAGATCCAAATATAGAGATTGAAATTAAAATTGGTAGAATTGAAGATAATAGATTTCTAGTTGGTCTACAATCAGAAGATTTCTACAAAAAAATTAAGTCTGTACTAGAAACAAATAATTGGTCTTCTATTCGTAATATTGTCACAGAAGAGCACATATACAATAGTGTGAAGTTGTGTGATAAAAAATATACCAAGAAGACAAGACTGGCAACGGAAGATTTTAGATTTATCGGAACACCCTATGATTTTCGTATAACTGTTAGTAGAGAAGAACCATGTAAAAAGGCTGATGGTCCGCTTAAATTTATTCGCCGTAAAGATAGAATGTCTTATTCTCACCGAGAGTGTTCATTTGACTTGACTAAGGTAGAAGAAGAAATTCCAGATGCGATTATAATCAATGAAGAGTTTGAAATAGAACTTACTCATTTAGATTCATACACGAGTGACATATATAGAGCTCATAGTGCTCTACTAAAAATTAGAGATGTGATAAACATATGCGAACCAATTAGTAAAACAGCCTATATTATGAAAGCAGTATAGAGAAATAAAGTATACATATTTAGAATGAAGTTAGATATACAGGTTCTTGGAGATAAACACCACTGGTTATACCATCCCACCTATTCAAAGGCTGTAGAAAATGAAGATGTAGGATTGGATATTCCAACTCTACAAGATGTTACCGTACCTGCAAGAGCACAGGGTTACAAGGTTAAACTTAAGATCAAGACTGCAGCAAATCATGGATATATGCTAGTCCCAAGGAGCTCCATTGTTAAGACACCACTGCGTCTGTCAAATAGCATAGGTATTATTGATAAATCTTACAGAGGAGAGCTAATGGCTGTTGTAGATAATATCTCCGATGAAGATTTCAATATTAACTATGGACAATGTCTATTTCAAATAGTGGCATTTGATGGTAATCTACCTAAATTTAATTTAGTTGATACACTAGATGAAACTAAACGAGGTGATGGAGGGTTTGGTAGCACAACTAATCCATGATATAGATAATTAACCCAAGAACTACAAAAATTAATAAAATATCAATACAATTAAAAAGTTTCTCGCGATAAAGTTTAATTGTCGCTCTAATATTACCTGGAACAAATTTTATAGGTATATAAGCATCCTTAGAATACATATAACATTCATCTGTTGGTAAACTTAAAGAAATCTCTCTATTTTCATACTTGAATTTTATCGGGAGTTGTCCTTTTCCGTCACGTTTGTTGCAAATAACTGATTTATCTATTTCAGCAAATTTGATGACGTATTCGGACTCGTATATAAAATTGAAGTATATGAAAATAGCTACTATTGTTAATAGAGATGTGATAGCTACTTTTTTCATTATATATTAATTACATTTTTTTCTCAAAGCTGTATCCAAAATGTTGCAATGTAAATTTAGCTGCTTGTTGTTCCGCGATCTTCTTGCATTTACCAACTCCATATTTATATTGTATACCTTGAATGTAACAGGCTACCTTAAATTCTCTTAAATGTGGTGGTCCATTTACCTCAATAGTGTCATATGTTGGTGTCGTGTTCATTTTATTTTGACAAAATCTAAGTAGAATATCTTTGTAGTTATCATCTTCTTCTAATTGTTTAAAATCTATAACTTCTTCTAGAACTCGAATTACGAAGCGGTTTGCCTTTTCGAATCCTAAATCTAAATATATAGCACAAATAAGTGCTTCAAATACATCCTCAAGTATTCTATCATTGTTTCTTCCGTCTATTTTTTCTACGTTCGAGCTCATTAAAATATGCTTACCAAGATCTAAATGTCTAGCAAATCTAGCTAAAGTCTTACCGTTTACCAACTTTGTTCTTATTCTAGTAAGAAATCCCTCTGTTTTGTCTGAATATTTCTTAAATAAATAGTCTGCTATGATCAAACTCAGTACAGAATCACCTAAATATTCATATCTTTCATATGACTGTTTAGTATAATTCATGGCTGAGCAATTATTTTTAGTATATTTTTGAATACTTTTGTGAACAAATGCCTGACAATAGTGTTCTATATTAACAGGCCTTAACTGTGTAATAGTTTCAATATTTTTCCGCGAAATATGGTGAGCAGAATAATCATATTCAAACTCATAATCACTTTCGCTACTCATTACTTATATATTGGTTATATTTTTAAGCTAGCTTATTATAAGTTTAAAAAATTTACGACAAATATGAAACCGTGAGTAGTATGTTAAGTCTATGGTATAACAAACCATGACCTGTTCAATCTGCACCGAAGATTATAACAAGACGGAACACTCGATCGTTGAGTGTAACAGTTGTGCAAAGACGGCATGCAAATGTTGTGTCAGAACGTATCTACTTTCTATTGATGAAGATCCGAAGTGTATGTTCTGTAAAAACCCCTACTCAAATATCTTTATGTCAGAAAAACTTAACAAGACCTGGTTTTACAAAACCTACAAAGCCCACTACGAAAAGGTGCTACTAGATCGTCAAGTTTCTCAGCTTCCAGAAACACAGGATAAGGCAGTTCGAGTTAAAGATTCAAGAAAGCATCAAGAGGCTATCCAGGTCTTAATGGAAGAACGTAAAGAACTCACGAAAAAACTTAAAAAAATTAATTCACAGATTATGGAACACACTAATATCATTACAACCCTTTTAAACACGACAAATACTCCAACTGGTACAAACTTTAATTTCAAATGCTCTCACCCTGAATGTAACGGTTTTGTAAATTCGAGTTGGTTATGTCGGGTCTGTGATAAGAAAACATGCAAAGATTGTCTGGAACCACTCACAGAAGATCATGAGTGTGATAAAGACAAACTAGATACTGTCAAACTTATCAAACGAGACACAAAACCATGCCCTGGTTGTGGTGAAATGATCAATAAAATTGATGGATGTGATCAGATGTGGTGCCCTGGCTGTAAGGTTGCCTTCTCCTGGAAATCTGGTCAAATCGAAAAGGGTCAAATTCATAACCCTGAGTATTACAGATGGATGCGCGAAACAAATCAAGATATCCCGAGGGCAGAGGACTATCATAACAATGGTTGTGGCCCTGCCTACCAGGTATTTTTCCTAAGAAATACACTTTCAAAGGTCTTTAGGTTTGACTTTTCATCTAATCATCATACAAGAGAGGTTATTACTTTTTGTGACATGCATCGTTTTATTGGTCACACTGCTTGGTTAGAAACTATCTTTCAAAATGGAGAAAATACAAACAATAATAAACAGGAACAATACAGAATATCATACATCTTGGGTGAAATTGATAAAAATACCTGGAAAAACAAGTTATATGCTATGGATAAAGCTCGAAAGAAACAGCAGGACATAATAAACGTATTTCAGCTACTGCGAACCATTATTATGCAAGAGATGGATAAATCGGTAGAACTTTGCAGAACTGTCACTGATAATAAAAACGAAGTTGTTGATACTATCCGTGAATCCTTGGTAAAACTCGAAAAACTACGTAATTTTGCCAACAATTCACTGGAAAATATTGCTAAGAATTACAACGTAGAAGAAGAAATAATTACACCCGAATGGAGACACACTAGTAAGAAAATATATCTAGGGCTCTAGTTCATGTTTAATTAAATTGTAAAAGTCACCAATATTACTGTTTAAATTATTAAATAAAATACGATACAAACAGATTTTATGAGTATGAATGCAGTATTTTTTAATTTTGTAATTATTACACGTACAGGTACATTTTCTAATATTTAAAAAATGCATATGCCTCCTTGGAGGTAATAATTGATAATAGAAGATTGTATTCCACGATTCGTCAAATGTTATGTGACCCTTTCTATAGTTTTCATTACATGTAATTTCTGAAATGATATCATAACACCTAGGATCAATGTTAGCCTGATAACTTTTCATTACATCTCCCCTTGTCTCCATAAATTTAAATAATATTCCATTTTCAAATTGAGAACATCTGTTATAGAAATGTTCCAGGTATCTCTTAAGTTGTGCATCACTTAGATTTTTTACTTCACTTGGTGTTAGAACATGATCGTAGAATTCCGAGGGCCGATGATAACACAGTGATTGTTGCATTTCTACAATTTCGTAATCATTAATTAAATAAGACCATCTAAAATACTTAGAAATAATTGGTTTTACAAACATCATAGAGTGTCTATCAGGTGCTTTATACACGCCTTTTTCTTCATCATATGTTATCCAAGGATCAACTGGATCATGACTAATTATATCCCCGTATACAATAATTGTGCTATTAATATCGTTGAGACATTCACTGTTCATCTAATAAGTATTTGACCGTTTAACTTTAACTTTGTTTAGTATATTTTTTGCATGTTGTTTACAAGTAATGAAATTCATAAAACTGAAAGTCCAGTATCGCTGGATAATTGGTGGGAATGAAGTATCCATATTTGAAGAGTTAAATCCGTGTTGACGAGTTACTGTCGGTAGCATTTATTATACTAAATGTTTATTCCTTAAATCTGTGTTTATCACAAAGAGGGTGTTTTCCATTGTAATTTGGTGACCTAAACACCTGTTTGCACTTTTTGCAGGTAAATTCTTTATAAACTTTAGATTTTGATAACATATTTTTAATTAGGTCCCAGTTTGGGTTATTAATGTCCTTTAGGGGATCCTCTTCTGTATCCATTGTTACTATATGTTTTATATTTTTAAGTAAAAGTAAATAGTTTAAAGAATGTAGAAAAATATACTTATATGAAGGTTGTAGTACTAAGTTTAATGGAAAGACAAGACTTAAGAGACCTACTACAAGATTTTAAACAAGCATGTGAACACAGAAATTTCGAGTTTGAATTTTACATTTGTGAAAGAGATGGGGAACAAATTATATATGATATGTTGAAAAACAGACTATTATCTTGGTTAGGTAATAGTTTTAGAAATACTAAGAAAGCATTGGTTGGTGAACTTGGGTGTTTTAAAACACACTTGGATATATGGGAGATGTGTAAAAATGATAATCAGGATTATCTAATTATAGAAGACAGTACCAACATTGATCTAGAAGACTTTAACAATGAAAAGTTTGATTCGACCTGTGATATTACCTACTACAATCGAGAACATTCATACATAAATGGAATGGTTACAGGGTTTGCAATATCTGCCTACAAGATTAGTCCACACAGTGCCAGTCATCTTTTAAAAGTCTGCCTACCAATGGTTTATCCATTAGACTTGTATTTAATGACATTGTATAGTGCAGGTATTGTAACTTCAATGATTGGAAATCAGTTTGCACAACGAAATAACAAAGTGGCTCATTCAACTGAGAAGAATAGAGAAAATTTAAATAATCGTCAAAGTATGGTAAGAATGATAAACAGAATAAATGAATTAGGGTTGGAATAATACGTTTAAATAATATATAGTTATATGTGCACTATTGTATAATGAGTAGTGAACTAGAAGATCTCAGGCGTCGCATAGAAGCCCTAGAGGAAAAGTCAGTCCCAGAAGAAAAAGCTGGAAAGGTTAAGAGGCAGCCATCGGCTTATAACAAACACATGTCTGAAACGATGGCTAGAATTAAGGAAGAGTGTAATCTAAATGGGACACCATATGATCATAGGGCTGCCTTCAAGGATGCTGCAGCTGAATGGAAGAAGTAAAAATAAAATATTTACAATGTTAAAATGTGGTGTTTATTATTAATAATTGTATTACTACTTGTCATATTATTTGTAGATCGTAAGGAAACATTTTCGGATTGTGATAAATCTGCTCCTAACGTAGAACCATCAGAGTGGTACATACCCCCAGATTACGATCCAGATGATTGGATGTCAACTGTGTATCCAGATAGGTTGTACCCAGAGGATAATCATAAGGCTTTATCTTACAGACATTGGGTGTTGTAATTTAATTGATTTAAAAATCTATTACATATTTATATAATGAGAAACAATAGCCTAACGAATTGGTTTTATACAACAAATCAAATCATCCCGAAGGATGAAGACATAAAACCAACTCATTTGCTACTTGACGGGGGTAGGGTTTCTATTAAAAAAGAACTACTAGACACTTTCTACAAATTATATGCTAAGTGTTTGGATGAAAAAGTACCCCTTCATATTGTCGAACATAAGACAAACATATTTAGATTCTTTTGTGACTTAGATTTTACAGACAAAATACTTCTTGATAAAGACTACATTTTACGAGTTGTAAATCTAATACAGGAATCAATACATTATATCTACGAAGAAAACTACAAGGTTATCGTGTGCACTACAGAATCAAAAAAGATTATTAAGAACGAAAATGAATATATCAAGCAGGGACTTCACCTTCATTGGCCAACTCTCTACGTAAACAAAGAAAATTCTATTTTAATTCGCAATCTTATAATTCATAAGTTAAAAAGTACATTAGGGGAAAGAGAAGACTACAATAAGTGGGAGGATGTAGTAGACCTTTGCATATATAAGAACAATGGTATTAGAATGATTGGATCATCTAAATGTTCCTATGATAGAAGTGGTACAAATCAGTTGATTGATGAAAAACGAGTTTATTTACCTGCTTATGTCATAGACTGTTTTAATAATAAAGACAAAGAAGAGCTTAAAAGTATGTTAGATGATAAATATAGAATGGTTAAAATGACTAGTATTCAAGATCATGATAATAGTTTAACAGAAATCAAGAAGTACCCTGAAGCTCTTAAACAGGATCTAGAGTGCGAAGAGTGTGATGAAGAAAAGCCGATGTCTATGCGACTTCTACCAAGTGACATTAAATACAAAGAAATTATTAGATTTTTTAGAATACATGTTAAAAATTATGTAGCGGATGATATCAAGAAGGTTCTAAACTTTGATGGTAAAGTATATGTAATATTAACAAAATCTAAGTTTTGTCAGAATATTGGTAGAGCACACAATTCTTGTCAAATATATTTCAAGTTAACCCATGATGGCCTTGTACAGAAGTGTCACTGTATCTGCAATACACTAGAAGGTAGAAAATATGGTTATTGTAAAGATTATTCATCCGAATTTATAAAATGTACAGATCATTTACTCAAACTGTTAAATTGGAAGAACAGAGACACAACAAAGGGTGAACTACCTACTATTGGAGAATTTAGCAGTGAAAAGACTCAAATAGAAGATTTTAGAAGTCTACTTTACAATAGATTTACAAATAAGTCTCCACCTAAGCAGAGGAATCGTAAAAAGTCTAATTCAAAAAGTACGTCTTGATAATTACGTAAGATACAGCACTTAATAGTGCAACAATTAGAAGACTTGGTAGATTATACTCATTATCTACTATGCACATAAATGGTAAATTTTTGCATATTTCTTTAAAATAGCAGCTTCCAAATAGTACAAATAAAATTACAATAATCACGATAGATTGAGTTGAGTCCCAGACATCTAGCTTACTCATAAAATTTGTATTATTTACTGGCTGTTGCATCATCTGGTTGTAATCAATGGGTTGTGGAACATACTGTGGAACCTGTGGAGAATACTGAGGAACTTGTTGATTATACTGTGGAACCTGTTGAGGAATCTGCTGTGGAACTTGCTGTGCATATTGTGGCTGTTGTTCTACTGGGGGTTGTTCAGGCTCCTGCATGACTTTTAAGTCATCCAAAGATGTTCCGTATTCGTCAGACATTTATATAATGATAATAATATTTTAAAAATCTAAATCCGCAGATTGCTAATTAAATCCGTAATGATCTTATCTCTTTTATCCTTTTCATCAGTGTTCTTCATAAGATCATTCTTATAATCTATGTATGACATGATTGAAGTCTTCGATTTCTCATTTGTCCAAATATGTAGCTTTTTATCTGTAGTTTCGTAGATACCCGTGATTCTACCACATGCCTGAATAAGAGTCTCACAAGATTGATGATTTGGTGGAAGATATACCAGATCAGTCAGGTGATACTCATTTTTATCTTCTGTCTTATATGATTGTCCTCTACCTGCTTTGATACCAGATACAATGATAATCTTCTTAGTCTCAAGCTTTTTTAGCTCTAACAATATGCTCTTGATTTGAATCTTCTTAAACAGATACTTGTACCCGTCTTTAAAATCCTCCTGGTGTTTACTAAACGCCTCGATTGGTGTAGAAGAGTAAACAATGGTGGACATACCATGATCAATAATTGTTGTAATTTGGAAATCTTTGTAGAACAATTTTCCGATGAGTTCCTGCATGATAATAAGTGAAGTACAGTTGAATAGAACTACCTGATTCGATTTTCTTTTAGTAATAATCTTCAGTAGATTCTTGTAAATCTCTACATATTCTTCGTAGTGATCTGTCTTGGTCAACCGCTTAACAGAAGAACCCAGTAGGTGCCAATTTGAGATCTTCTCAAACCCTATATAATTTGGATTCTTTGGCAGAGAAATCACATTACACTTACGAAGATCTGGGACATACTTGAATAAAGCAAATGGTGTTGCAGTAATGTAGTATTTATGATGAAGAAACTTAGACTCATACATCTCATCATACAACATGGTAGACTGCTTTGATTCAATCTTGTCCAGGTAAATCAGGTCCGCTTCATCGAGAATAATAATGAACCGATGATTAATCCTAGAAATAGTACAGTACATCTTGGACAATTGATGCAGGTTAGACAAGCACAAGTAAATCGAAGGATCAGTAGTCAGTATGTCAAATTTATTGAGATCGTGCAAATACTTATCGTTCCACCTACTTGAAAACTGCATCATGTCTGCTGTAATATTTCTCAGTACAATAAACACGGAGAAGTTCTGCGAAATAAATTCATCGGCGAGCTCTTGAATGTAGCGAGTTTTCCCGCTTTGGGTCGGGGACACTAGAATTGTCGTCATTTTAAATACTCTAAATGAAAATTGTTAGGGTATAAAAATGTCGTAAACATGTTTCAACTTTATACTTATTGTGTAGTACAAAATTCCTAGGGTCTATAAATATTGTAAAATACTGAAAAATCTTGGTTTAAAATTTATTTAATTAGGGTTTTTTTTCTAAATTATTTTCTTGATTATAATTAAATTTAAAATGGCGGGCGGAGGTCTTATCCAGCTTGTTTCTATTGGTGCACAGGATGTTTTCCTTATTGGAAACCCCCAGATTACTTTCTTCCGTGTCACGTTCCAGCGTCACACCAACTTCGCTGCTGAGTGCATCGAGCAGACGGTCAACGGTGATGCTAATAAGTTCGGTGGTCGCAGCACGGTAACCATTACCCGTTCTGGTGATCTCCTTGGTGCCATGCACGTCGAGTTCGCTCTAGGTTCGCTAGCTGGTGGTGTAACTGGTTCGGATTACGCGGTATACAGTAGTGGTAGCGTTACACCTGCTAGTGGAAAACATGATATGAGATGGTGCTACGTCAACTACGTCGGTTACCGTCTACTAAAGCAGGTCACGATCGAGATTGGTGGTCAGCCCATTGACCGTCACTACGCCACCTGGTACTACATGTGGTTCGAGCTCTCGACCCCAGCTGCCAAGCGTGAGGGTCTCCAGAAGATGGTTGGTGGTTACGATATCACTGAGTCTCCACTAGCAATTTCCGCGAACGGTCGCCTTCCTAGAACCCTCTATGTACCACTTGTCTTCTGGTTCAACACTCACCCAGGTCTAGCTCTCCCACTTATTGCTCTCCAGTACCATGAGGTTCGTCTTGAGATTATCCTAGAGGAACTATCTAACTGCGTTGTTCTAATGACCGACTTCGACGCTCTTAACAACACCTCACCCAGTGTTCTTGAGGTTGAGTGGCTTACATATGGTGCGTACACTGGAACGAAGCCTGATCCCACGATCGCTATGTCGGTCTGGGCTGTCTACTACTACCTTGACTCCGCTGAGCGTAGGCGCTTTGCCCAGAACTCGCACGAGTACCTCATCAAGCAGGTTCAGGAGGTCCAGGAGTCTGGTATGACCTTCACAAACGGTGCAACCAACAAGAGAATTGACTACCGCACCTTCAATCACCCTGTATCCTTTAACGTCTGGGGTTTCAGAAACGCGAGAACTGGCTTCTCCCCTGACTGGACCAACTTCACTAACTCTCCACCCTTCCTCCAGTTCCTCGGTGCTAACCCAATTGCGGACCACAGGCTCACCCTCAACGGTAACGACCGTTACAACGCCAAGTCCGTTGACTACTACAACCTTGTCCAGCCCTACAATCACTTCCCAGCTATCCCACCAACTGGTGTTCTATGTTACTCGTATGCTCTTCAGCCTGTTGAGCATCAGCCATCTGGTTCTCTCAACTACTCGCGTATTGATAACGCTTTCAACGTATTCACTGTTGCCGCTGATGTTTCCCAGCTCAACGGTATCGTATCGCAGGCCAGTGCCTGGTCTCCAACGACTACCCAGTACAATGCTGTAGTATACGCCGTCAACTACAACGTACTACGCATTATGTCGGGCATGGGTGGTCTTGCCTACTCGAACTAAACTAGTGGTGGTTATTAGTGTGTTGGTTTGGTAGTTGTTATTTGGTATTAGCATGTTAACGTATAAAACATTGTAAAGGTGGTTAATTGTAAAAATCTAATAGTGATTATTAATAGTCATAATTAGATCTTTATACATTATTTTACTACTTAAGGCTCTTCAGTCTTTTCACTTTCTTCAGTTGTGGACTTATCATCAGCATACTTTGTCTTCTCACTTTCTTCAGTTGTGGACTTATCATCAGCATCCTTTGTCTTCTCACTTTCTTCAGTTGTGGACTTATCATCAGCATCCTTTGTCTTCTCACTTTCTTCAACTGTGGACTTGTCCACGAGCTCCTTGGTCTTCTTCCTATCAGTTTCCATCTGCTCTCTCTTGTACTTCTCAAACTCTTCCTTCGATCGATCAAGTTCTTCGACGTGACCCTGGATTAGTTCTTCTAGCTTGTTATCAGCGTAGTGCTGCTCTCCAATTTCTCCCTTGTCTGGTGGAAGTGGTAGCCACGAGTACATATCAACCACGAAGATATCAAAGGTTGAATCCTGCTTTTGGAGTCTCTCAGCATGCTTCTTAGCATCATCCATCGTTGAGAACGCACCTCGAATCTTAACAGCAAGCTTATCATGCTGTTGACGACTAGATGGAGAGATTATACTGATAATTGCGTACTGCTGTCCTGGAACTATGACGGTGTCCTTTTCTAAATAATGCTCAACGTTGGGTTTACTCATTAATTAAGTCTAGTTAATATCTTTAAATTAATTTAAACAGTGGGGATATATTTCCATTCAAGTTCTTCGCATATATTTTTCCAGATTTTATCCTGTTCAAATAACTTTTCCCTACTCTTTAGTAAAGGAAAATATACAAGTAGGTCATTTCTATTTAGCAGTTGACAGAATTTGTGAAGAGTAAAAGAATAACTTAAAAAATTCTTTCGCGTTGGTGGACAATGTTTTTCAAATGGTGCCTGAATAGCATCGAACATTGATATTAATTTGTTTTCAAGGTCTGCATCAATTGATAATCCTTTTTGTTGGGTAATCGTCTGAATAATATTTGGTATATGTTCGTAGTACTTATTTAGTCTCAATTTTTTTAGATATTGTCTTATTTTAGTTGGGGTGATATACTTAACATCTGTAATTCTCTCCTTCTTTAGTTCAAGAAAAATAGCATCCAAAATATTTTCGGGTATAACAGTGCTCTCCTTTGCTTGAAGCTGTGTTAACCACTCTTTAAAATGATTCTGTCTTTTATAAGTAAAAACCTGAATAAACTGCACTGAGTCACTCCTTGACCAATCCATATTAGTGTTAACTGTTTCCATATATTTTTCACAATTACCACAGTTTCTGCAGATTACGTAGGATTCTCTAAAATCTACCTCTTTATCTTCACCACCACATAATTTACAACCCGTTGTGGATTCAGATGATTTTACCTTAGAATTAAAACAGGTATCTATATAATCGTTGTAACGACTACCCTTTTCTATCTTGCTATCAATCTTAACAAAATTAAGTATACTGTCTTCTTCAGTACAGTTCTGAATAGGTAATTCTTGTGTTGAAGAATGTTTATTATCAATGTCCATTATAAATTCTCTAGCATTGTATAAATAATCTACCAATTCATGACTATTGTCTATATCGGATATCTCTTGTTCTAACACCTGTATTCTTCCCGCAAGCTTTATTTTATCTTCGCTTGTAACAGCAGTAGATAATTTTTCTTTTAACTCTTTTAATTCACCTGCTTTACTATCTCTAGATGCATAGTGTTCCGTTATTGCTTTTATCTTATTGTCATGTACATATTCTATTGTGGCTCTAGAGTCAGTATGAACAGTTTTGTTAGATATCTTAAAATTGTTCATTTATTAAAAAATATAATTTTAATCTTTAAATATTATTAAATGACATATACATTACCTGGTCAATACGGTTCCACTTTTAAACCAATCGATGAAATATCTCACCTACGAAGCACTGGTAAATGGAATCTACCGATGTCTCATCCACTTACATTACTTGGTCAATACGGTTCCACTTTTAAACCAATCGATGAAATATCTCACCTACGAAGCACTGGTAAATGGAATCCACCGATGTCTCATCCACTTACATCTGCACAGAATTGGAAACAAGATGCAGAAAACTGGGAATCTAGAAGAGATCAGATTGCTAAGTCATTCTGTCTTAAGAACCAGGATCCAGTAACAAATTGGAGTTGTACCGTACTTGATAAATCGCAACAATTTAACGAGAGAACTCTACACACAAGGGGTAATTTTCTATTACAATTATTCTTTAGTGAGGTTAACATTAAACACATTAAACAGAGAATTCGTGAAGAACTTAAGAAGCAAAGAAATGTAGAGACTGATTTAGTCAAAGATTCTGACAGTATTACTAATTTAATGCAGTACACTTTTGAGTTAACCTACAAGGGCAAGGTACCAGCTGTTACAATTGGTAGTGATAAGTGCACTGTCACAAGTATATTATCTAATCTAAATAGACATGTTATAAATTATTACCTAAAGGAAGCGATTGGTGAAATAGACATGAGAAAACACTACCTTAATGATATATCATCTCTACCAGTACCATTTGAATTACCACTCAACGTAAATATTACAGGTTCTAACTGTTTAATGTTACCAGTCGCTTTTGAATCTGTTACTGAACTTAATCGCCAGATTAGAGAACACAACAATGAATTTGTTAGAATTTCTTCGTAATTTAATAAATTTTTAAAATTAAGTAAATATAATATGGATATTAATTTGGTAGATTACAAAAATTTCAACAGGGATAATTTAACGATGAAGGGGAGTAGTCTTAATTATAATAATAAAGAATTACACATGATTACACCATCTTTAAAAATATCCGATATTCTAGATATTAACGGTATTACCTATTTATTACTTAAATTTCTACCGAAAAATAACTGTTACAAATTTATTAATAATATTTCTAAGGTGGATTATTATTTAACAGGGACTGATAATACCTACGTAGATACGGCTATTTTGAAAGACATCAATGGTAATATTTACATTAAAACTAAGTTAGATGCAAATAGTATAGTGTTTGACTCAAATCATGCAATAATTAATCATAATACTCTTAAAACTGGGCAGACGGTAAAGTGTATATTGAAGTTTGGAAACACCCATGTTAGTAAAAATAAAGTAAACTACTCACTGAGTGTATATCAGATGATAGTTATATAAAATATGCGGATGTTTAGTAGATAATAAAATAAAAATCTAGATAAATGACGGTGGTAAAATTAGAATCTTTTTCACCTGATCATATTGGTGTTCAGGACCCAGTTAAACAGGAAGAACTATATCTTTCTAAGATTACCTACAATGAAGCTGATTTAGTTCTACAGACACCTAAGTTAAAGGTTAGAAGTATATCAATGGATAATATTGAGCTCATTTTGAATGATGAAATGATTAAGTTTTTAGAAACATATGATAAATACATGATTAACACTATATCTACTCATTCTGATAGTTGGTTTTCTAAGGAGTTAACAAAAAATCAGGTTTCACAATTTTATAAGAAATCTACGGTAGATGATTATGATAATGACACAAAGTATTGTAATTTTAAGGTGTCAGATATTGTTAAAATTTACTCTCGTACTCGTGATTCTCTTGAGGTATCAGATGTAGAAATTGGTAGTGAGGTGATTATTTTAGTATCCGCTCCATACCTAGTCTTTTATAAGTCAAACTGTATTCCTTACTGGGAATCTCTTCACATTAAAATTAAGGAACCAAAGGTGGAGTATAATGTAGAATTTAGAGAAACGGAAGACAAACTAAAGCAGCCTAAGATAAAATTAGAAGAATTTGGAATAAATTAATGAGTTTTTTTCTAAATTTTAATCTTTTTAAATAATTAAATGGATAATTCAGTATCAGTCTTTTCTACATTAGCCGCTATCTCTGCTATCACCCTTCTTGCGGTAAAATGTGTCCAGGATAGCTGCGAACAGTTTGAATATGCAGATACGGACGTGATGATAAAAGAAATGGATGATATCATGAGAAGTAAACATGGTTACAATCCACCTACCCAGGAGGAGAAGACGCTTCCAAAGGGTGCACAGGATAATCTAGCAGGAGCTCCTCTACCAGGCCCACAGGAGGGTCCTATGTCCATGCAGACTGGTCTAGGTGAGTGCGCTCTAATGAATGTTGGTGGTGTAAGTTCGGATCTTGCTACTAACCTACTACCAAAGGGTAAGAATCTTTGGAGCACTGATGAGTGTGTACCAAATGCGCTAACTAACGAGGCTTTCCTCGGCCCTATAGACAGAATTGGTGCTAACACCGTAAACAGAAATATATCGCAGGATATTCGTGGTGATCTATTCTGCCAGCCACGTATTAACTTCCCAATTAACAACTCGAGCATTGAGTGCAATTCGCTAGTTCGCCCTCTCAGCTGCTTCGAAGGTCTTGATCGTCCTGCTATGTTCACATGCAAGGGTGACTTTTAAATTATTTAAAGAATACTTCTAAAAATATTTAATGGAATCAATTTTACCAAATATTGTTAAGAAGGTATTTGATGAATTAGGATCTGGTTATAAGGAACATATTTATCAAAAGGCTATAGAAATAGAATTTCAGAATGAAAATATATTGTTTCACTCTGAAGTTATATGTCCAATTACTTATTGTGGAGTACAGGTTGGCTACGAAAGAGCCGATATAGTAGTTTATTCACAGGAAAGTAAACTTCCATCATGTATATTAGAATTAAAAGCTCAAACTAGCAGTATTACCAGGAAAGAATTTATTCAGTTGTGTAAGTATATGATTAATTTAAAAGTTACATGTGGATATATAATAAATTTTTTAGTTACCGCGGATATACTTTTAAATAAGACAGATTCTAATTACAGATATTTAGAACTCTACAAAATAGAATTGGATACAAGTATTAAAATTTCTAAGTATTCTTTTAAGACATCTGAATATAAAGAAGCTGTTTTATAGACTGAAAGTTACTGACGTGGGTGTTTTAACTAGAGTATTAAAATCATTGTAAGAATTAATCTTGAGAAGCTGAGAAAACCCCTGATCTGGTGGTAGTTTAAACTGTACAGAATCGTTTGGTATAAATTGCATGTTATATACTCTAACGTTACTGTTTTTATCTAATTTTACTTTAGTATACTTAGCACAGTGTTCTAATTTAAAATTATTTACAAAGTTTATCCATTTTTCTAGTATTCCATTTCCAGTTGGTTTCATACCAGATATTTTAATATAGTTATCAAATTCTTCTTCTAGACTACTATTATCTTCCATATTCTTGTACCATCGATATTTATGAGTCTGTTTGAAAATTTCTTCTAAACACTGAATTATTTTTTCATTTATATCAGTGACATTTACCTTTATAATGAAAGTTCCCTCTACTGTAAATATAACATGATATAAATTACCATCTTTAGCAATTCTAACACAGTGAGCTAAATCTTCTCCTGATGGCCAGCCCCATATAACTTTATTATCTTTGTAGCACTGAAGAGGATGAGTATGAAAATTAACGAGAGCCATTGGTGTTACTACGTTATCGCCGTTTCCTCGAACTAGAGACTGATTGTAGTGTACCTTATCACATACCTTGATATCACCAATTAATCTACAATTATTATTTTCGAAGCTAAGTGTCCCCGCGTATTCCTTATTTTCAAGTATGAGACCATTTTTGCTGTGAGACGTGGGTGAGTAAACTATATCATAAATTTCCCGATTAAGAGTCCACTTTGGTTTAACCATATTGTAATAAATAAATAATTTAATTATTGGTTTAAAGTTGTTAAATTTAAAAATAACATTATTAAAAATGTCCGAAGCTTTAAACGTAAACGTACTGGTTTCAGCTAAGGAAGAATATACACAACAGTTGTGTTATGTTCTCAGCCCTTTGATTTACCAGGGTATACAGGCTGTGTTTGAAGATTCTAAAAAGTTACCCAAGAAGATAAAGGGTATTTCCTATAGAAATTTTCAAATAGCATTAATTAATGTCCAAAATTGGAGTCAGTTTGTAATCGAAAAGGAAACTAAGCGTATTAAGCGTGAATGTGCGTATTTATCGGATTTAGTAACGGCCATTTTTGTAAGTCATGTAAAAATTTTAGCATGTGTTAGACTTAAGGGTGAGCATAAAAATATCAAGTTAAAAATTCCCAGTATGGATACATTTATTCATAAAATATACATATTAGTTGCACAGAAGTTTTACAACAAGGTTCATTTAATTCATGAGGCTGATGAGGTTATCATAGCGTTAATTTCTAACATTATCAATGAGTGCATTAGAAAGCAGTTACCGATTGAGCATATTTTATCTGAATATCTCTATGATGTATTTAACGAAGATGAAGAACCAGAGAAGGAAGACAGTGTTGATAGAGAAATAAACGGAGATGATATAGCAGAGGAAGAATCTGTACATTCTGATACGGATGAATCTGAGTTTGACGACACTACAAAGACAATTCCGACTGTGCCAATTAATCAGCCCCCAGCGAGAGCTGCTAGTCCAGAACCAAACTTCGAAGATTCTACAAAAATCGAAATGCCCGATAGTAACATGAACACACCAGTCTTTAATCCAGATGTTTCAAATATTGATGCAGTTCCTAGGCATGATCTAGAACCTCCAGTTGTTCCACCACCATCACCGTCACCACCTGTTCACATGGAAGAATCTAGACCTTCCAGTCCAATAACTTTATTTGGTGATGCAAAAGAATATAACAATTAAAAATATTATGAAATAGTAATGGCTAATCATAGTAAGCTTTTGAAAAAAACCGAAGAATATCTTAATAAACTTTTAAAAGATGATGTACCTATAATGAGTTTTAAACCAAAAGCCGTTATATTTGATGTTGACGACACTCTTGTAACTACCCAAAAACCTGTTACTTTACAACAGTTGGGTAGTCGGGAGGTTTTCTTATTCCCTGCTATAGTTGAGATGGTAAGGGTAGCTCAACTTGCTAAACGTTTGGGTTATCAGATTATCATACTCACTGCAAGACCTAGTTCTTCTAGGTATTCCACGGAAGTGAATCTTCGTAACATTGGTGTGGAATATGATAAACTCTACGTGAACGAAAATAATGAACATATATCATTTAAGAGAAAAGTAAGAAATAATATTTTAAAAACTCATAACGTATTATTTACTGTCGGTGACCAACCTGATGATGTAATAGGACCAAAAGGCATGATTGGTATCAAATTACCATCATTCTATGACCACACTGTAAAATTATACACAAATGATAAATATACAAAATAAAATAAATACAAATAATATGCTATCATCCACTGTGAAAGATATTATATCAGGTCAAAAAAATAAATCGCACAGAGAAAAGGAGGTAAAAGAAAAAATTATAACTACAATTATTGATAAAATTAAAAATTATTCATCTTATGGTAAAACAAACTGTACATATAATGTTCCACCCTTTGTGCTTGGGTGTATTGCCTATGATTACGAAGATATGATCAACTATATAATTTCTAAGTTATATCACGAGGGCTTATTTGTTAAGCAGATATTTCCAGGGATTATATACATATCATGGGACATAAAAGATATACAAAGGGTACAAAATTTTAAAAGAAAAAGTAAAACCGAAGTAAAAACTGTTAGCTTTTCAGATTTTGCATCAAAAGATAAAATTAGATAGAAACTGAATACATGGTATCTATATTTATATATTCAACATATATAGAATTGGGTAAATTATTAGTAATAGCATTATATGATAATTTAATTAATTTATCTGGATTTGTTGAAAGGGGTATAAAATTTCTAGTTTCTGTACCGTTGTTAATTTTTATATAAAATGAATCAGTATGTATACCCACAGTTAAAAATATATTTAGAGTTCTAAATACAGGTGTTATATTAAGTATTATTACAGTATTGTTATCGTGTAATAAACCTAAACCTGCATTATCAACATATATAGTGTGATGAACTCCGTCTAAATTAAGTGTCGGAGGATTATCATCTTATGTTTTAGGAACATATAGAGTTTTATCTTCTATTTCATTATTGTTTACCCGACTAACTAGATTTGCAAATTTAACAAGTAGATTTGCCATTTAAATATTTACAAGATTTTTTTATTTTACTATTATAATGGCAAAACAACAACTATTTTTGTCTCATGCTTGGGGACAAGATATATACTCCAGAGATAATCACGCGCGCGTAGTAAAACTATCGAAATTTTTAAATTTATATGGATGGACTTGTTGGTTAGATGATAATGAGATATATGATAATATTGATTATTCTATTATTAATGGTATAAATAATTGCCAAGCCGTTTTAATATGTTTAACATTATCATATTTTCAAAAAATAAACAAAGCAGTTAAAAATCCCGCCATGAGGGATTCATGTTTAAAGGAATGGACCTTTGCTACTGCCTCAAATAAGATTCTAATACCAATTATTATGGAGAAGTTTTTACTAAATAAAAATAATTGGCCAATTAGTATAATATCGTTATACTTTGGTTACACCTTCTATGTAGATCTAACCAATGATAACTATATGGATAATGTAAAAAACTTAGATAAAAAGCTAAAACGCTACAAACTAGCACCAGTGATGTATAAAACTCCTAACATAATTAGAAAACAATATAAATTAGCTATATTAGACAAGCTGATACATAGTATGAAACAACCGTACATTTTAAAAAGTTTAGTTCGCAAAAATAAAAGTACAGGAAATCTACTTAAAATTGCAGTATAGGATAAAATTATTTAAAGATTTAATATTAGTAATATTATAGAGCTGGATTAACTCAGTTGGTCAGAGTGTCGGTCTTATGAGCCGAAAGTCATGGGTTCGAGCCCCATATCCAGCACTATAATATTACTAAGGAACATGTGCCCGAGCGGTTAAGGGGACGGACTGCTAATCCGTTGTGCTTAGCACTCGCAGGTTCGAATCCTGTCATGTTCGCTAGTAATATTACTTAAAAATATCTTTTATTCATTTTTAATGGAGGAAAAGTTTCTAAAAATTGACAAAGAATATTCTCGTTTTATCTATGCGTGGTCCATAGTTAAACCTCAGATGGTAGAAGACAAGGACCGAATGCTAAATGAAAAAGATTTATATGGTGCAGCAACTAGAGATACTGTGATTATTGGAATAGAAAAGATGGTTAAAGAATGTAACACCTTTAGAGAATATTTAAATCTGCTTAAAACTCATTATAAAATCGAGTTACCTGCTCCCGAAGAAGAAACTATTAATCCAACCGAAATAGTCGAAGAGTTTTTAACTGGTAGATATAAAGAACTAGCTCAAGAGTTTGAGGAGTTAAGACAGGAGATTGATACAGATAACTTGATTACACTTAATGAAGCTCCTAGAGTTGAAGAGGTACAGGAGGAAGAAGTCTAAATTTTACGAAAGATAAAGCTAAAATTAAGAAAAGAAATGAGTTGTTCCATTGGTGTCATCTTTCCATCGTAGTTTATGAACCATTCGTAGAAAGATCTGATATTTATAACTTCTAAATCATAATCTTTTGCTGTTTCTATAAGAGTCTTTTTAAACAAAAAATGTTCTACACTTGCTCCTTTAACATCAAAGTATGTCTGTGTACCAGATTTAGATGCTATGTTAAATGAATAAGTTGTACTATCTACCTTTTTGACCTGTAGTAGTTTAAGATTAATGTCACCATTATCTAGATTTGTCTTTATTAGATCACCATCGGTAGCTGTACCAATAAATACACCGCCCGTTTTTAGTTTAGAACTAATAAAAGATAGGACATGATTTAAATTTTGTTGAGATCCAGCGAAATAGTGGAAAGCAAATTGGCAACTGATTACATCGTATAGTCCATCTTCTACCCCGCGAATATTTTCTTCAAATTTTGATAGTTTACCTGAAATACCCCTATCAAGGGCATCAGCATTGTAATACTTTACAAAAGGTAGTTTAACTTTGTTTTTAAGACTATCATTAAGTCTAGTTCTTGCTTCACTTAAAGATTCTTTATGGGGGTCAAAGCCAACAACTACTTTGAAATTAGCTCTTTTCCATTTTAGTAGATCTCCTCCTCTTCCAACTGCTATATCAAGGAGGGTTTTACCATTGGTCAACTGTTGTGCCTCTGCTATTAATGCACTCTTGATAAAATTGTGAAATTTTCTGAGATTATCAATCGTGTCGGTGAAATCTGCGGGAAAAGTGTGAGAATATCCCAGCTTGACAGTACAGTAGATAACCTTTGATGGGTTCATTGTTACACTATAATATTATTTTTATAACTTAAGAAATTAAATTGTCGTAATATAAACTTTACGACATTATGGTAGACTTAAATAATTATGTGTTAGAAGATTGAACAATGAAGTGCCATTGCGGAACTCCCTGCTTTTACTACACGAAGTATGCTGTCGTTGACGATGTTTGTTACAAGTATCAAATTAATAAATGTCCTAGTATGTCGTCTGAATCTAAGAAGAGAAAACAGTGTGATTTTCTTGATGTCGTTGAACTTTCTAATTTTAACATTACTAAAAAAGATGAACCGATGATTTTGGAGGATATGAGTGCAGAGTCAGAGAACCCAGTGGATGAAATAATTAAACATCTAAATTTTATCAGAACGGCCCAAGATAATTTTCTACCGTATGACATGAATGTGAATAAGATTCTTTACTATTCAAAAATATTAAATATTCCTCCTTTTCTCCCAGATAAGATTACCCCAGAAAGATACCAGTCCAAACTAGAAAAACTAATTGAAAACGCAAGGCCGCACTATCAACCTGTTGTATTTCAATCTATTAATCTTTACCCTGAGTTCTCGGATATTTTGGGTGTATACAAGATAAATTCAAAGACTGTATTTAATACAAAAAAGAAAAAGTATACAGCTGCACCAGTGATAAACGAATCATCCTTCTTAACAGGTGGGTTAGACCCAGACCAAATTGGAGATCAAGAGGATGAACTAGATTTTGAACCCGAAGTGGAAGATGACTACGAAGATGACTATGATGATAACGAAAATGAGGATTTTTCCTTAGATTAAAATATACGTATAGTTTAATGAATCTAATTGAATCTTTTCTTCAGTTAAGCCCAGAGGACAGAGAAAAATGTGTATCTCTCGTGAATACTGTTATATTTCCTATTAAATTTTACCTTTTGGCTATTGTTATTTTACTTTTCACACTCGTGTGCTTAAACATTTATTCGGTTTCTAAATTAACTTAAAAAAAAAATTAACTTAAAAGCAATGGAAGACTTAGATTTTTTTAAGACCGACGTAAAGGAATATGATGCTCTAAATGTTGAAATTAAAGAAGTAAATGATAAAATTAAGCCCTTAAATACAAAACTAAGGGAACTAAAAAGTAAAAAATCTGAACTTCAGGGAAATATTTGCGAATTTATGTCAAAGAATGATATAGATACATGTGCTCTCAAGACAGGAAAACTTGTATATAAAGAAGCTAAGACGACAAAGCCTTTAACACAGAACGACATTAAAGAATCTATTAACAGTTACTTCGGTAATCTTCCAGATGATTTTAGTAAAATGTCGGTAGGTGAACGTGCTAATAGTCTCATTAGTTACATTTATGACGAAAATCGAGAAAAATCTGTAAAGTCAGTCCTAAGACAAACAAAAAATTAAAAACATTGTTCGATACACATATCGTATTCGATGTCTGAGTTTTCATCTGATTCATAATGACAGGTATTGTGAGTTTTAATTTCGTTATAGTTAATGATATCTTCTAATTTTATATTTGTCAAATTATTATTACATCGTGTTTTAATTACGTACAAATTAGAGTAGAAGATATCATCTGTGAATTTTAGTCTTACTCTGTGCTTTCCAGGGGTACCATACATCACGTAGTAATTACTTTTATTTAAAGAATATCTCTGAAAGTCTTCTTCAAATAAGTTGATGTTGCTTAGCTCCGTTGTCATGATATTTGGGACACCGTTTAAATCTATATGTATAATTTTATACACCATATCTACTACTAACAAGTAAGAAAATAGATACAAAATTACCGCAATAATTAACTTAAAAATAATCTCCATATCTTAGTAAGATGTCTAACCATGATGGTAATCGTAGCTGGGCAAACAATCTAATGCAGTTTCTTGAGGAAGCTGATGAAGATGCTATTATGACACACTTTCAAGAATTAGAAGACAAACTAAAAGTACCTCATGGTATCAATAATATGTATAACAAAGCACTTACTCTATTCAATATAAATGACATAAACCTGATAGACATTGATATCATAGAAACGGAAAAAAGTAAAGTACTTTGGGAAGTAACAGGGGTACAAACTAAATTTATAAAATTTTATGATATCAATGATGAAGATTATAAGATTAGGTGGGAAAAGATATTTGAAAATTTATACTACCTTGATAGGTTTATTCGAACTGCTTATTTATTATCTAGAATGTCACAGGATAATTATGAATATTCGTTAAATGAAGACACCGATGGTCTATTTAAGTTTACTCCTGTTGATGTTACGAAAAATACACCTTATCAAAATCTTCTACTATTTATTTTTGGTAAAATTAATGAATTAGAGTATTCGAAGTATCAGGATTCCGTTTACAAAAAAGTGATGGTAAATGGTAACTTTACACATTCATGGAAGAAGGTTACCACAATCAAGAGTTTTATTATGCAGATGTGCAACATGAAGACTAATTACGAACAGTGGAAAAATTCAACACATGGTGGTAATAATAATATTAAATCAGCGGAGCAGTACATTATTGATTATAGTGGCCCAGAAATAAAAACACTGTGCAAGGATCGCCACGTTCACGCATTTTCAAATGGTATTTATATTTCTAAGGTAAACATTGGAAATGAAAAAGAAAAAGTGTGGGCGGATAAGTTTATTCCTTATGGACAGGCAAGTGAGCATGTTACAGTTGATACCGTAGCTTCTAAGTATTTTGATAAAGAGTTTAACAATTATGATCATCTTGCACCTGAAGATTTTTTTGAAATTATGAAGGATTGCCCTGTTTTCAAAAGCATACTGGATTATCAGAAGTTTCCGAAAGATGCGCAGAAGTGGTTAGTAATTTTCATCGCGAGAAACTTATTTGATGTAAATGAGATAGAAAAATGGCACGTTATCATGTATCTACTAGGTATTGCTGGTTCTGGTAAAAGTACAATCATTGAAAAAATTATTTCGAAGTTTTACGATTCCGATGATGTAAAAATGCTATCAAATAATATTGAAAAGAAGTTTGGTTTAAAACCATTAGCAAATGCTAAAATTGTAGCAGGGTCAGAAATTCAGGGAGATTGTGCATTAGAACAAACTGAGTGGCAGTTAATTGCAGAGGGTGGTACAATTACCCCTGCGGAGAAGAATAAAAACGCTGAAACAATTACCTGGATGCCCCCTGTTCCTATGGCTGGTAATAGTGTACCCGAATATAATAATCAGTGTGGACAACAGTCTAGGCGAATGGTTATTTGGAAGTTTTGGAGAAAGGTAGTAGATACTAATACAAATTTAGAAGAAGAACTTGCAGATGAGATACCCAAGATTATTAAGATGGGAGTTATGGGATATCACTGGGCAGTCAACAAGTATCAAAAGAAGGGTATCTGGAAGATTCTACCTAAGTACTTTCAAGAAAATCAGGAAGAAATGGATGAAAACAGTAATACTCTTCTCAATTTTCTTAAGAGTGATAAGATTGTTTTATCTGAGAAGGTTTATGTACCCGAGAAGATATTCAAACAGGCATTTAATGAGCATTGTAAGGAAAACAATCTTCCGAAGTCGCAGTTTAATGTTAACTTTTACTCTGTACCTTTTTCGAATAATAATATTACTGTCGCAAAGAGATCAAGAAAGAGATACCCTGCAAACTCAGATAATTACATGCAGTGTACCTTCTTCATCGGTGTTGATATTGTTAATGTTAATAATCAAGAAGATGATGTACCTGAGATTCCAGAGTAAATTATTCGGTTGGAACATAGATAATTTAATAAATGTAATACTTAAATGCCTAAAGTTAGACACCTTTCACCTGAAGATTTTATGACTACTATGAAGATGGGACAGGCAACACCTGTTGCAGATGAGAATGGTTTAATGGATATGGTTATTAAATTTGGTCCATTAGTTGTCGCGATAATTGCTGTAGCTTTATGCTTCTACATTTATAATATCATGACTAATCAGAATGAAGTATTCAGGGAGCGAATGGATGAACAACTTAAAATAAACGAGGTGGTACAAAATGCATATAATCAGATGACTGATAGATTTAATGAACTAGGACAACTACTATTTAACTCTTCCGAAGAACCTAAGGGAGCTACAACAGAAGTACCAGTAGAAGTACCCACAGAAGTACCAGTAGAAGTACCCACAGAAGTACCTGTGCCTAGCCCAGTTCCAAATGATACATTCAATATAGATGCTACAAATGACGATGTTTCTACGGTGTCGGATTTATCCGTAACTAAAAAGAAGAGAGGTAGAAAATCCAAGGAAATTACCTTAAATTAATTTGGTAAAATTAAAATATTATATATTTTTAAATGAGATTAATATCTGACCACGAAACACTACTTCAGTCTTTAAATGTTCAGCCTAAATTTAAGAATGGTACACCATTTTACGAGTACAATCAGCATTCGAGACACACAGATTTTACATCGGCTGGTCAGGCTAACGCTAAATTTAAGGAATCGGTAGTTGGTTTATATGATTTAGAAAGATGTCTCATGGCAAATGATAACTACATTAGGGATACCGTAACTAGTGATTCGTCCCCATTCGAAAAATCTAGACACCTAGTTAACGATCTAGCATTCCTCGTTGGTAAACCAGAGAGAACTACTAGTAGCCTTCTTCCTTCATTTTCAGAGTACGATAGCAATATTACAACAGTTAACACACTTAATCAGAACCCCACAGGATTCCACACTTCCTACATTAGACCAAAGAAGAGAGTACCAGCATATGTTCAAAACGGTAAGGTTAACATTCAGGCGCTTAAAGATTCTTTTAAGGAGACCAAGAATGGTAAGATTACCTGTGAAGTACCAATGAGACCTATACCATTTGGTCTTTACGTGTCACCTCACAATAATAACATTCTAATGCCAATTCACCCAGAATACCCTGATAAGGATGTATCTATCTCTGTCTTCCATAACAACAATAGCGCAACTGGTCAGTTCCCATCGAATGAGTTTGCTTTCATTGTTAGAACTGTACTACCAAATGTAAACTCTATTGGTTTCATGACAGCTGAGCAAGCTAAGAAGTTTCAGGATAGACTTGTTCAGACAGCTAGACTTACAAGTTCAAAAATTCTCGTAGCGGATTTTGTCATCGCTAAGCTAGACAACCAGAGATTCTATGTTTTACCTGCATTTGATTAATTGTATCTTGTAGGTTATTATCAGACTGGTATAATCTATAATCTATAGTTTTTAATATATCTAATTCGACGGTATTATAGTTACATGATTGTATACCACATGCTTCTAGAAAGTTGGTATCAATATAGAATTCATCTCCTAAAAATTTATTAGCAATTATTATAGAAATTAGTACATAATTTTGTAAATTTTTTAGGTCTAAGATTTTAATTTTAGAATATTCTTTAATATAAGTTAGACCTAATACTACAGACCCCAAAGGAACCTTCTTTAAATCACATAAAAATTTTATTTTGTGTTTAAGCGGGCTGTATATTTTGTAATATAATTTATTAGTTTGGGGACTATTAATAATATTAAGGACTTCATTTTCTGATATCATTAATATTATTATATATTATTATTTAGCATGAATATGTAACTTCATTTTTATTCTCCTGTAGAATTGTAAGAATATTAGTAGTAGCCTCTATGTAGTCTTCTATTTCGTTTCCGCCAGTAATAATAATGCTACCTGGCCTAAAGATTAACATTGATATTATTCCAGGGTATTTCTTTGCGTGACCGTGGATAAGAAAGAACTTTGAGTATTCTTCTAACTTTTTATCTGGAATAAATTTTGCATTAATCCCTGGATACTTAGAGCTTTGGTACACAACTTGAGGATAGTTATAATTTTTATCTACTGTTTTTGTTGATAGAACTTGTGTTAAAGATTCTTGATTAATCAGTGTATTTATCTTGAAATCAGTATTAATCATAACTATCTTTGCATCACTTATTTCGTAACCTTCTTCCATAAAGCAGTTATTATTTAGAAGTCTGTTAAATGCTTTTCGAAGACTGTAGCAGCAAGCCCGAATAGTATTACACCCAGCTATTTGAATTTTACCGTTAGGAAAAAACTTTACCGAAATGCTTGGCTTGGCCTGATACTTTGTGGTCATGGTCATTAGAAGACTATTGTAGAAACAATCTTTTTTAGATTTATTATTTTTACTTTTCTTCGACAAAGGGGAATATTTGATTGTATCCTGATACTTCTCCGCCAAAATAGAAAGATCCACGTGACTTTTAAAATCAGCACACAGAGTCATAGTGGACACAGTGACTGATTTAGATATCAGCGGATGAGAAAGATTAGTCAGTATATTAAGATGCTCTTCAAATGTATTCCAATTTTTACCACAAATACAATTGAAGTACTTCTTCTTCGGATCACACAGAGCACAACCCTGTGTAGTGATTGTCGGGGATCCACACTCAGATGAGTCTGACATATCTGTTAACTATTTAAAGAAAGGTATCTTTAAGTCTATATTAGTGTCGTAATCAGATATGTTCTTGGAATAAAATGTCTTGTAGATAATTGATGATATATATCTTATATTCATGTGTGTGAGAATTTATAACACCGATAAAGTGTCTGATAATAGAACCTGTATAACTAGGAAATTGTATTAAAATGTAGTAAATGTAGGTCATCATATGAGGAATTGCGTAGTTGTATACGTAATCAAATGTTAATATTCGAGTATTTAAAATATTGCTCGCTATTTCATTAAGGCAACATAATATAGTTAAAAACTCCGTCTGATTTACAACTTTTAGGGGTTTTCTCTTTGGGGCGATTTTTGGTAATTTATGGTAAGTAGCTAAATCATTTATTTCTTTAATTTTAGCATCTGTCAATGGTTCTTTTGTAAAAGGATCTGTGTAATTTTTTGATACATTAAAGTAACTAATTAGACCATTTATATCATAATATCGAAATATTTTATGATTTTTAAAAGAAATAAATGGATATATAAGTTTTTCAAACGTTATTGGACAATAGTCATCTGTCATCAATCTCGATCTCAATAGATTTTGAATAAAAATAGAAGCTTTGTAATTATTAATCTGCTCAATTATTTCATTTTTATTTTTCTTTGAGTAATTTTTAAGTTTTAATAATTTACAAACCTTCTTCAAACCTGGCAATTTTGTTAATTTTGAATATAATATCAACATTAAATAACGAAAATATTAATTTATAAAGAATTTAAACATTTAAAGTTATTAATACTAATGACAAAAATTGTCAGTATAGATATTGGTTATCTAAACATGGCAATAGTTTGTGTAGAAACTGATTTTAAAGATTTATTTGCTGTAAATAATGTTTATAAAATTAATTTATCTAGATTTTGTGAAACTCTTGTTCATAGGGCTGTAAGTAAATTTATAAAAGAATATAGTGAAATTTTTGAAAATAGTGATTTAATATTGATTGAACAGCAACCGCCACAAGGCTTGACAAATATTCAAGACGTCTTAGCTTATCAGTATATTGACAAAGTTAAGTTAATACATCCACGTAGCGTTCACAAGCATTTTTGTTTATCTAAAACGGACTATGATGTTCGAAAGAAACAAACTGAAAAGATAGCAGATAAATATCTCAGTGATAACAAAATTTATAAATACTCTGAAAGAAAGCATGATATAGCAGATGCACTTTGTCAGATATTATACTACGTTACGATTAATAAAGTAGTAGATGTCTATATACCAGATGATATAGATAATTTTTTAGAATCTTGTAGGTACACTAATTCATCGCGTACATTTTAGTAAATTCTCCTGCTGTTTTTACAAATGTTGCGTATTCATTTATCATCTCTTCTCCTATAGATTTAACTAAAGGATCATTTGGGTTTGGTTCAGATAGTAAGCTACTCAGTGAATACATAAGTTTTGATATTGTTAAGACGGGACTCCACTCTCTTTTAAGAATATCTAAACAAATTTTACCATTTTCGTCTACGTTTGGGTGATAAATAAAAGTTTTAAATTCAATCTGTGGTGCGGAATATGGATAATCGTGTGGTACATTAATAACAATTTCAAATTTACCATTTTCATATGGTGTACCTTTTGGTCCTAATATGTAACCAGATAGTATTTTTGGATTAGTTGTATCTAAACAGTAAATTGAATTATCATGCTCGTTAATATCTTTAAATTCACTGACGAGTCTTTTGCTCATTATTCTATTGTAATATTAAAATTACGTATACATACCATATGGTGGTTCATCTGTTGTAGATTTTCTAGTGTGGAGATGTTGATCCATTGCATCTAATATATCAGCTTCTCTCAAAGTCTTATCATCCGATAAAAAATTTTTACGATTATTGATAATTTTAGCTTTAGAAAGTATATTTTCTATATCACCACCGTTTCCGCTAAAATAATACTGATTCTTTTTAAGTTTTTCAAATACATCATCATAATTACCTTCATAGTCCCAGTCTGAGTTCTTTATTTTTAATTTTAGAACATCTAGTAATTGTTCTGGTTTAAACTGTTCTATCGAAAATGTCCACGGAAACCTGCGTTTGAGACCTGGATTTTTACTAAAGAAGCATTGTTCGAGTTCAAATTGGTAACCAGCGATAATACAAATTAGATCCTTAGAGTGTTCTGTTAAATACTGATTAATTGCGTCTATCGCTTCCTTTGCGTATGAATCCCCTGATGAATCACTACCTAAAGAATACGCTTCATCAATGAACATTACTCCATTCTTGCAAGCATCAAGTGCTTCTCCAGTTTTAATTGTTGTTTCACCTAAATATTGCCCAATAAGATCTTCACGTTTAATCTCCTTGAATTTGTTTTTCTTAAGAATACCAAGACCTGAATAAATTTTTGACATTAATCTAGCTACTGTAGTTTTCCCCGTACCTGGTGGCCCATATATCACGGTATGCATCATCACACTATCGTCTGTTTCTTTCACGAAAAAAAGAATCTGATCTAGTAATTGCTGCTTAAGTAAGTCTAACCCAATAAGTGAATCTAACTCACATAGATCATCTATTATATTTGGTAACTTGTGGAATCTAGCTGGTAAACGTCTTTTTGTCTTTTTAGATATTTCAGAATGAAGATAATCATCTATCATCACAATTAGGTCTTTAATAGTTGGAATGTTGTTATATTTATCTAAATCAAATTCATCAAGCTCTAAACTATGTTTTCTGGGCATTATTCGTAATCAACATTTTAATTCAAAATTATATTAAGAAATACCTAATAAGATAGTAGATGTATCATGATATACTAGATATACTGATAAGCAATCACCAGGGAATTTCTATCAAAAGACTTAATTCAATTTACTCTGTTTTTCACAAATATGTCAATGCTACTTCTGTAAATTACAATGAATTAACAAGAAATGATAAATTAAACATATATATTCTTCTCGTAAAAGTAAATAATCCAATAAAGTATTATTATAAAACTTTTAAATTAAATACTTACCTATTTGTATACTATACATACTACAAGACTGAACACATGTACTTAGATCTAGATGTAGAATACATTAATCTTATCATCAATACTATACTTAAGACAAATATTCAAAGAATTCTAAATACACTTTAAGAATACATAGAAGAATTTACAATGAGCATATATGTTCCTTATAATTATATCAAATTATACTCTTCACAACGTCAAAGTATTCAAACAATGAGTATTCTTAAACAATATTCTTCTAAACATGATATTATAACAGATGCAACATCAGGTATTGGAGGAAATGCAGTTGAGTTCTGTAAACATTTTTTTCATGTTAATTGTGTAGAAATTAATCACAAAGCCTGCAAGATTTTATCAGGTAATCTTAGCAATTTTACAAATGTTAGTTACTATAATTTAGACTATTTAAATGTTTATAAAACTCTTCAACAGGATATTATTTTTATAGATCCACCATGGGAATTAAACTACAAAGAAAAACTTAGTTCAGATCTCTACCTATCTGGTATACATATAAATTTTATTTTAGAAGAATTAGCTGGTTCAGCCTCTTATATATTTCTTAAGTGTCCACTTAATTTCAGTTGTATGCCGCGCAATTTAGAGTTTATTACTCATTATATATACAATAAACGAACACCAAAGTATAAAATTATTGTATTTTATCGTATTAAAGACTAATCTTATAATATATTAATGTCTGTAACCCCAAAAGGATACCGAGTATCATTGGATAGTGATAAACTAAAAATTTTAGAGAAAGAACTAAAGGTAAAACCATTTAATCTTGAAGGTGCATCTAAAGAGTATAAGTTATTTCGTAAGAGCGCAAAATTTATGTACTGTCCTAAATTCTATATGATTAAGAAATATGGAATACCAACAGAAATAAGTTATCATGATACTCCAACTGTTAAAATTGACATTTTTAGGTCACCCAGAGATTATCAGGCGACTGTTGCAGGTAAAGTACTTGATCATATCCAGAAGAATTATTCAGCTGTTTGTTCACTCCACACTGGTTGGGGAAAAACATGGCTGGCTCTTTGGTTAGCTCATAATTTATCTGTTAAAACTCTAGTTGTTGTTCATACTCGCGCTTTATTAGATCAGTGGGTTACTAAGATTAAAGACTTTACTGGAATAGACGCTGGTATAATACAGCAAAGCAATGTTAAAATAGATAGCCCAATCTGCGTTGGTATGATTCATTCTTTATGTTTAAGAGATTATCCCAAAGAGGTAAATGAGGGATTCGGATTTGTACTATTTGATGAGGTACACCACACACCTAGCGAACTATTTTCTGGTGTCTTCTTCAAAATTTATATCAAATATTCTCTTGGACTATCAGCTACTCTTAATAGATCTGACGGATTATCAAAGGTTATCAACTGGTTTCTAGGAGACACTGTTGTTGATATAAAACAGAACAGTGATCCACCATGTGTTGAATATCATAAATTCTTTCCAGAGACACCATTTGATGAACAGATGACAATAATGGGAAAACCAAATCTACCAGCAATGATCACTGATTTATGTATGTCACCTGAGCGTAATGAATTTATATTAAATATCGTTAAGAAATTATACCAAGAGGGTAGAATCACGCTTATTTTAACACACAGAATAGCCCACGCTCATTATTTATTTAACAACCTACAAGATTACTCAGTTGGTTTATATATTGGTGGTATGTCACAAGAAGCACTCAATGAAAGCAATGCCCGTAATATCATAATCGGTACCTATCATATGGCATCAGAAGGTTATGATAACACGAGACTTAATACTCTAGTATTAGCTACACCCAAAAGTGATATAGAACAAAGTGTTGGGCGGATTGGTAGAGAAAAAGGAATAAATAAGGCTCTTGTAATTGATATTCAAGACTTTCATTCTCTCTTTGGTGCGATGAATTACAAAAGAATCAAATTTTACAAAAAGAAAAAGATCTACCAAATGTCGGAAGAACCTGAACAGTTATTTCTAAACTTAGACTTTAAAGAGTCTTAAAGACGTGAGTCATATTAAACTGTGATGGAAGTGGATACACCTATTGTTCATAAGCCAAAAGAAAACAAATTTATCAACTACGACGAACTAATGACAAAGCCAAGCAACGAAATTGTAGAAATTTTAGTGAAGAAGATCAATGACCAACAACAAGAAATTAACGGACTCTGGAATAAATTACGAAAGTCAGGTAAGAAGTAAATTAATTTAAAGATATAAATCACATATAATTATGGTTCCATAGCTCAGTCGGTTAGAGCACACGGCTGTTAACCGTGGAGTCAAGGGTTCGATCCCCTTTGGAACCGATTTAAGAACATATTGATTGAATATTTTCTTAAATTAAATCTACAAATTATATTAAATGAAAGTACTAAATCCCGAATCAAATAGATTCATAAATCCCACTGGTACAACTGCTAAGAAATTAATGGATAGGGGTGTTGTTTTACTAAGACCCGATAGAAAAACTGGGGGTTTTGTCCCTTATGTTCCTAAACCTGTCAAGTCACCTGCTTTTGGTAAGAATCCTACATGTGGTCTAGGAATGATGGCAAACCCAGCACCCTTTATGTAAGTAATAATGGCATTTATTCGAGTTTGGGTATATTCCGATAACAAGTGGGTCCGTATCAAGACTTTAGATATAGTTGGTACAATTGCAGAAGAGAAATATTTTAGAGTAAGAATGGGTGGTGTTAAGCATTTCTACTACACCAGAGAGGACTATATAGCTCACTTATTTAAGTAAGAAAGGCCCTGAAGGTAACAATCTGCTAAATCGTCTTTCTTTTTATTACTCATGAAGTAGTCTAACCATTTGGTATCATTTAGTAAATATTTAGTTTCTTCAACTGCTAACTTTTTATTTCGTTGATATTTAGTAGACGCCTTTATAGCAGCCACATGAGGATTTTTAAGTTTATGTTTTGCAGAATAAAAGATAATTTTAAGTTTTTTGCTTAATTCGTATTCCACTCTTAGTGTAAAGTAGGTATACAAACACCCACCTATTATTCTCATTTTTGGATTAAAAGATGGTTGTTTTTCTATAAGAACTGTAGTACACTCTAGCAGTTCAGGGAGAGAATCAAGTTCTTCAATTAACTTCAGTATGGGGTTAGTAGAAGTACAATCAATTACATTCCAGTCTAAAATATGTCCATCATAATCTAGTAAACAGTATGCTAAATTTTTAATTCCAACGTCAAAACTTAAAAGCATTTTATTTACTGTTAATAAATCTTTATATTATTTAAATGGGAAAAAATAGTGTAACCCCGCAAATTATGAATGGTTGTAGTTCAGTAGCTCCCGTAGTAGCTGAAAATATTGCAGCTAAGACTGTTCGAACCACTACCTTAAATGCAGCCGATATAAGTACAGATCGTGTAGGTAAAGTACTTCAGCAATTTAGTATGATTTCTGGTACGACTAAAACTATTTAATTTTTATGTTACTATTATGTAAGAATGATTACAGTTGATGATGATGGCGATAGTAATTTATCATCGGAGCGAATAGAAGCACAGAAAGACCTTAGATTTTACAGCGCAGGGACTACCAGAGAGCAGAATATAAAGACTGGATTTGAGAGTAATAATCTATCAGGTAATAGTACCTGGCATACGATAAAATCATTTTCGTATAACAATGCAGCAGTCGGTCAATGGAATATGGGTTCTGTTGAAGTTCATTGTGCTATAAAGCAGGCAAGTTACGGTCCACCACGCGGTAGAGTTAAAGCATTCCGTGATTTTTATTTAATAGAAGGAAGTACTTTTAGGGGTGGTACATTAACGAAAACAGATTCATTGGGTGATAACTCACAGGTAGAGTTCCAAATAATAAGGAGTGGTACTACACTGCTTTTACAATATCAGTGTACGAATAGTAATACAACGAGTGTATCTGGAACGATAGAAATAATAGGTTCTAATTTTAATTTCTTTACTTAATAATATAGTATGATGGAAGAACATAACGTATACACAGACGATCACACAATAATAGATTATTGTGACAGAATAACAGAGGGAAGTATTAGTGCTAATACTGTAAGTGCATCAAGTGATGATAGATTAAAGTTTAACGAGCAGAGTATTACAAATGGTTTAGTTGTAATAAATCAATTAGATCCTAAAATTTATGATAAAAGTGATATATTAAATGTAGAAGAGAACACACATAGAGAAGCGGGACTAATAGCACAGGAAGTATTAAATACAGATTTAGCATTTAGTGTAACAGGTGGCGACTATTTAGATGTATTTGGTAATCAAACAGAACAACCATATAGAGTAAACTATAACGATGTAGTAGCATATTTGATAGCATCAGTCAAAGAATTAGATACATTAGTAAAATCGCAAGAGACAAAAGTTACAGCTCTAGAAGGTGAAAATACTTTACTAAAATCAAAACTAAATGAGATATTAACAGAACTAGGTAAAGAAACTATTTAATTGTATAATTTAATTATATATATACTATAATAATGCCACAGTATTTTAGCAGTATTCAAGATATACCCAATGGAAACATTTCCAGTAGATACAAAGAAACGATGCATATCTGCTTTAAGTTATGCAGGATTTGCTCCTGATCCGTGTGGAATAGCTAGATGTGTAAAAGATAAGTGCCCAACTGTAGGAAAATATAGTAAGCTTATGAATTCATGTAAATAAAATTATTGAGTATATGTAAAATGGAAAGGCAAGAACAAACAATTATAAGATTAACTAAAAACTTCTTAAATCAGGTAGAAGTTAGCAAGGGTAGAAAAGATGAAGTTGAAAAAATTAGAAAGATGTTTTCAGCAGATGGTGTACTAATAGGTACTATGTCTAAAATGATTAGAACTGAAAATGATATAAACGACTATTTTGAATGGTTTACAAAATTACCCAAGTTAAAAATAAAAGAAGCTAAATATAATATAGTCAAAGTAACCGATGATGTTTATATTAATAATGCGTTTGTTCAGTGGAATATGGATAAACAACAACCTGTTAAAGCTAGAATGACATTCATATTCCGCAAGAACAAGATAGTTGAACTTCATAGTTCTAAGTTACCAAAACCACCAAAAGAATTAAAGGAAGATTAATTTATATAGAGAATTGCATCATACGATTTTAACAATGTCGTTAATCAATTTAGCTAATAAAAGCAGGAATTTATTTAATACAGGATTTATTAGACTTGTAGACTGTATGCCAAGAGTTGTAAATTCTGAATTAAAATGTGACGAGGCAATTGTTCAAGCAGCACGAGTATCATTTGGTCAGGGTATGAAGGATTATGACACGGATGCAAAACTAATTCGTTATCTCCTTCGTCATAAGCACACAAGTCCATTTGAAATGGTAAAATTTAAGTTTCATGTAAAAGCTCCAATTTTTATTCAGAGGCAGTGGTTTCGCCACAGAATGTCAAGCTTTAATGAAATATCTGGTCGCTACTCTACCTTAAATCCAGAGTTTTACGTACCTTACACTGTTGGTAAACAGTCTACTCTTAATAAACAAAGTTCCACTGATGAAAATCTATTAAATAACAAGGTTATTAAAAATTTATTTAATGAGTATCTCGACAATTCGAAAAAACAGTACAGATTGTATGAAAATTTAATTAAGCATGGAGCATCAAAGGAGATATCTCGCATTTGTCTACCTCTCAATATGTACACTGAATTTTACTGGTCAATTGATCTTCATAACCTATTCAACTTTCTTCGATTAAGAGATGCACCAAATGCACAGTATGAGATACAAGCATATGCTCGTGCTACATCAGATCTTATCAAGGAGTTGTGCCCAATTAGCTACGACGCGTATGAAGATTACACCAAGAACAGCATTACTCTTTCGCAACCAGATATTTTATATTTAAATGGAGAGAAAGAAATTATTAATTTACGAGAACAAAAAGAGCTAAAAGAAAAAATTGTTCATATTAATAATGGAAAACTTTTCTAAACCTCAATTGTTAAACTGTATTGAAGAAATAGCAAAAGATTATTCAATGACGACGAAAGAGTTACTGGAAACAGTGCAAAATTCTAACTGTTCTAAAGATTACAAATCTGTTTACCCTGAAAATCCAATTATTCTAGAAAAAGATTCAAAAACGTACGTCACCAATCTAAAGTGTATGTTAGCGGAAAACTTGTATGATAGTAAGACTGGAAATATCATTAAGATTCAGCCTAAAAACTTAAAGCTTTTAGATATCGGTCCACCACCAGTTGGTTGGTGGGTGTCTGAAAAGTTAGATGGTATTAGAGCAATTTGGGATGGAGAAAAGTTTCTGTCAAGAAATTCATCTACTGGTCTTGGGTCTAAGGTATTTTCCTACGTACCACAATTTATTTTAGACGCCATGCCAGCTGGTGTAGCACTTGATGGTGAGATTTGGAAGGGTAGAAATCAATTTAATGATATTTCGAGTATTTCGAATCTGATCCCTGGGTCCAAGTTTTCTAAAGAACAGATAGACGATAAGTGGCGATCTGTAAAGTATAAGGTGTTTGATATACCAAATAGTACACTACCGTATGAAGAAAGAATGAAAGAGTTAGACAAAATAGAACTAAATCTGTTTAACTGCAATAATAGATTTGTAGAAAAAGTCAAGTCAGTAAAGATTAAAAGTCCTGAACATCTACAGGAGATATACTACGTATTAACAAAAGATGGAGCTGAAGGAGTTATGCTACGAGCTCCTAATAGCCCATATGAGTACAAGAGAAGTAAGTATCTGCTAAAGTATAAGATCAAGGACGATGCAGAGGGTCTAGTAATTCTACGAATTGAAGGTACTGGTAGACTAAAGAATCTAATGGGGTCTCTAAGAGTTGAGCTGATTAAGAATGGAGAAAAAACTGGTATTTTTACTAATATCGGTACTGGATTTACGGATGAACAGAGAACCAACGATCCAAAAAGTAAAGATTATATTCCTGTTGGTTCAATTGTTTCATTTAGCTACATGGAACTTACAGAGGATTCAGTGAGGCATCCTGCATTTAGAGGTGTTAGACATGATGTGGTGAATCCCGTAAAGAAAGAAAAGCTAAACTCCTACAATGATTATATTGTTGTTGCCATTAGAAATTCAATTACAGATATAGAAAGGACCAAGGAACCTAATTGGCAATTTAGACGCAAGCAGTATCTCAAAGCCTTAGAAATCTTTACAAAGGCAAAAGATCCAATAAAAACAACAGATGACGCTATATCTCTTCTTCGTCAAAATGGAATGAAGTTAGAAAAAGAGGAAGAATACTACAAAAAGAATAAGGAATACAAAAGTAGCATTCTTAAGCAGGTGGATTATCTTATTAAGACGGGAGATCTACCAGATCAGAGCGATGAGTCTAAGGCTATAATGAATCTTTCTAAAATCCCTGAAATTGGAGAAGCTAAATCTAGAAAGCTTTACGAGGAGTACGGGGTTGTAACAGTTGCTGAATTGCGCAAACTTTACGAAACAGATAAAAGCGTTTTAACTCAGAAGCAGGCTACTGGTCTCAAGTATTTAGAAGATCTATCTACTCGAATTCCCCGCGATGAAATGACAGACTGGAACATGTTACTTTATCAGGTGTATCTAGAAGTTATAAACGAAGTAGAGCCAGAAAAACCCGATTTTATCATGGTTGGGTCTTACAGGAGAAAAGCGGTATCAAGTGGTGATATAGATATCTTGATTACGAGTGATAATAAGGGTGTAGATATGATGAAACTTTTTAAGGAGAAGTTACTTGAAAAGGGAATAATTGAGTCTTCCGCTAATATTTTTGCCGCTGGAGATACAAAGATTATGGCTGTTGTTAAACTAAAAGACACCTATCGACACCTAGACATTTTTTATCATCCTCGGGATATCTATCCCTTTGCGATACTACATTCGACTGGGTCAGCGGACTTTAACGCGGAACTAAGAAGCTTCTTCATTAGCAAGGGATACTCTCTTAGCGAAAAAGGAATTAAGCGTGGATCACCAAAGGGTCCTAGTGTAGTATCAACTGATATACAACCAAAACTTCAAAAACCACGGATTGAAGAAGAGAAAGACATATTTAAATTTATAGGAATTCCATTTATCGAACCAGAAAAGAGAACTGGTGGTATTAACTTCGAAAAAATATCTACACAATAAATAATGAATACAGCTTGTTCTATTGTTTATTTTTTAGTAGTTATCGTGTTGTCATTCGTGACAGGATTAATTATTTGGAAAACGGTAACCTGTAATAAAAAACCTACGGTAGAAACTATGGAAAATATAAAATCAGCGGAATCAGAGAAACCAGATGAACCCGAAGAACCAGAGGAACCTGAAGAAGAGTTTGATGAGCTAAATCAAAGGATTCTTAAAAACTACGAACTCGTAAAATTAGGAGGAGGTAGACTAGTTCACAGAACCCCCTGTAGTTGGAATCAGTTATTACCACCTGTAAATTGCCCTCTACAATGTTAATTTACGACATTATTGGCTCTTTAATTAAAATATTTAAATATTTGTGTATAATAATATGAATGAACTTACTAAGAATGACCCTGAGTACAAGAAAGTTCTTTCTAGTTATTATGACTTGTTGAAAACTTCAATTCTTAGAAAAGATTCGGAAGAGTTTATAGGTGGACAACCAATTACGCTTCTCCGAAAACATATCTTCAATCTTACAACATTTTCGAAGACTTACCGAGGATTTTCTAAGTATACCGCAACGTCAAAAGTTGATGGAACTAGATTACTCATGTATATTAACGAACCTGATCCAAACACTGGTTTTAGAAAGGTTCATTTTATTGACAGAAGTCTAAATATCTATACTCTATCAAATAAAGAAAAACACTTTTTAAATGAGGTAAAGGGTCCTAAGATGATTCTTGACGGGGAGTTAGTTTTCTTCAAGGGACAAAAGTCTCACTATTACCTTCCTTCTTCAGAAACAGAACATCTATCTTTCATGGTATTCGATATAATCTACGGACCCACAAGTGTAAAACTACTTGATCCAATGATTGACATAAATCCCTCATATGGTAGTGCAAATAGTATGGCTGGACCAATGGGTGGAAAACAGTGGGACTATGCAAAACGCTACAGAATCCTTAAAAATCTTATAATTTCTACCAGTGAAAATAGTGGAAAACCACCTCTATCGTTTGCGTTTGCTGATAGTCCCTTCTTCAGAATTGAGTTAAAAACCATTGTGTTCATTAACCAGATTAAAAGTGATGATGTTGTAAACTATGTGAATCAGGACTTTCTTACACATCGAGCAAAATACTTCGATTTCTTATCAGCTGAAAAGGGTGGTAAAAAGGTAAATGATTCTCTTAAAAAGAGTACACTACAGTATGATGGACTAATATTTACACCAATTGATACAGAATATGTAACTGGTAACTGGAATTTGTTTATGAATACACAATATAAATGGAAACCTCTTAAAGATCAGACTATTGACTTTCTTGTTAGAAACACGGGTAAAACTAAAAAGATAAAGGGAAAACTTCGTCCGCTAAATGAGGTTGAACTATATGTGTTATCTCGTGGTAATCTCCAGTTATTTAACTTTGATGGTAAAACAACTGGTCTAGTTGATTCTAAATTTGTAATTGAAGATAACACAATTGCAGAGTTTGAGTATTCGCCTGAGCTTTCTCAGTTCGTCTTTACTCGTCTTCGATTAGATAAAGATAAACCAAATGCGTGGAGAACAGCGAATACCGTGAAGGAAAGTATTCAGGGACCTGTAGATATTAATTTACTACCAAAATTAATAAGTGATCCATCTAAAGATTACCTACTTAAGGTTGCGAAGGACTACCTTAGTGAAATGCAGTTGAATACCCTGCTTTTATGTTCTGGTCTTTTAACAATCATTCCAGAATTTTCAGAGAACACAATAAAGGAACTAATTGATAGCAAATTTAGAACGAAGGAAATGGAGTGTGAAATGAGACTGGGAAACATTCGCGGGAAAAACTTTAATGCTGGTGTACCTTTTCCTACCTTTTTAAATACTATCAAACTACTAGACAGCATCGGTTGGAGACACGAAAAGGTAAACTATGTAGACACTTCGAAGGGTAATTTAAGAACTCGCTACAGATTCATTCCTGCTATTTCGCAGCTGGTAAAAGAAGAATCGATTATTAAAGAATCTATCGGTAAGGTTGATGTATCTCTTAAGAGTGTTGCACCATTTGATTTAAGATTTGCAAGTTCCTCTGAAAAAATGACAGATTCTGTAGTAAAATTCGAAGAAGCAACCAGAATCACAGAGAAGACTCGTATTAGCTACTACGATCCAAATGGGGTGATTAGAGTAGATCTTACCGATGTTGTTCTATCGGAGCTAGCCGACAATAAAATCAAGAGAATAGGAAAGAATGAGTATCAGGTTGAATTTGAAGTTCTTAAGAATGATTATGGAAATATTATTAAATTTTTAAATTATTACATCTCTGAGCTAGGCACTGTCTGGGATTAGTAGATTTGTATCTTCATCAAATATTAACTTTACATCTCTAATTTGCAGATATTCTCCATCATTTACTGTAAAAAATATGATATCGATAGGGTTAAATATTTCTTCAAATTTATGTAAAACTTTATCGAAATTTATATTTATCTTCTTAGATTCCTTTACAAACTCTAGTGGTTTTAATGAGTCAATTTCGTTGGTAATTTTGTTGTATCTACCCTGAATTTCTAGGTAGTCTCCATCTCGAACAGACGATGGTATTGACATATAGTAGGATGTATCACTTAACAATTTATTATTATAACCAAAATTGTATCGAGAAGTTCCAAGGGTTTCAAGTAACTGAACAGTCAAGGGTGCTACTTTAAGTTTTTCATCAAATATGTAAAAGGTATGATCTAATGATAGTGGAGAAAAGACGAGTCTAATATTATTTTCATTTTTAAGATAGTAGTCTGCTGCTTCTACGTAGTTATCTATATAGTCTGGGTACTCTATGGTGTCTTGTACACCTTTTAAGTTACGTTCGATAATGTCTAAACTCATATCTAGATTATCCGTACCAAGTATATAGATTGGATAAAATGTATTACTAGCTTCGTTTAGGTAACCGTATACCATACTCCCATTGATAAATTCAACGCCACTTTTTGTTTTTATACTACTAGAAATATTTATGTAAGATTGATTTTGTTTATTTTTATAGTCAAGTATTACCAACGTTGTTTCATCTGGTACATAAGTTAATTTGTAAATATTTTTCGTGAAGTCTTCAAGTATTGTGTCTTTGTGAATGTATACAAATTTATTTAGATTAACATTAAGATCTTGAATTGTACGATTATCGATTTTAACCCCGTCAGTTACCATATTATTTTTATTTAAAATGCTAATAAGCTCTTTTTTAGATAAACTATTTAGACCTCTGAAATACCGAGTGTCCCTCTTAAACTGTAATCTAGATACTTTAAAAAGTTTAGAATCGGACAATCTTTTAACTGTATATTCTGCATCAGGTCTGACTCTCTTTGGTACATCTACAACTTCTACTTTTGTGTAGCTGTCATCATTATTTAACTGGACCTCTGTTATAGCACCTTTCTTTGTAGAATCTGGTACTAGCACGCCTGATAGTATATCTCTATCTGGAAATATTCCGTACTGCTCTTGTTCTTCTTTTGTAAATCCCTTCTTAAGACGCTCTATAAACTTAAGTCTTGCCCCACCCGTTAATTTTTCACAACATGGATAAAATAACTGTTGATTTTTACCATTATACTTTACAAATACATCACCACCTATGTACTTAGCCTCAACGCCTATAGCGGGTGCGTAGTTTTCTGACGCACATACTCCAGTCCAGGAATAGGGTCGTGGTTGTAAAGCAACGCCTGCTTGAGTCTTTCTACAAACCTCTGTACCAGTTCTCTGAGATTGAGATTTAGGTGGAACTAGACCACTAATTGTTGTGTCTTGTGTTTCGTTCATAGAATAAATCATTGGTGCATCAGTTATGAAGGTTCTTTCGGTTAGATCTTCATTCTGGAATACACTTATAAAGAATTCCCTTATAACGTTAAGAATATCTTCCACTTCATCAATACTTAGCTCTTTAGATGATACACTAAACTGGAATACACCATATTTAGTGATAAATAAACTGATATCGATGCTGTCAAGCTTCATATTATAGACCTTACTGTCCGTCTTTGGGGCTAACTTTTTAAGTTTTGTAAAAATTGTTATATCATAGTCTTCAATATTTAGAAAATTTTCATCATCCATTACTGTTATATATTTATTGGATGTGTCTGGTTCAATAAGATCAGATAACTTATCAAAATCTATCTCTTGTTCTTTTCTAGTCTCTTCACCAAACATATAGAACTGTGAATGAAATAGATAGAAGTAGGAGTAATCATTCTGGATTGTATAATTATTAGTTAATGGTACAGAGTTCTTGAGTAGTAGTTTTCTGTAGTTATTATCTATTAATGCACCAGTTTTGTTTATCTTATCTACCAAATTAGTAAAAAAATTAGATCGAACATCTTCATCTTGTGGACTATTTTTTACATCAATGGATCCATCTTTGTATATTCTAACATTTGTCGTCTTATTACCTAACGTGAAGTAAATAGATACAATATTAGAAAATCTAACAGTCATCGTCTTTGCCGCTTGTGGATCTTTGCCTTTTATTTTAACTACTTCATCATAGGTGATTTCTGAGAAAGCATTGTCAGGTATTTTAATCACTGTTTTACCATTTTCTTTAACTTTTCCTATAAAATCTTCAAAATATTTATTAAGAACCTGTAATTTTTCACCTTTCTTGTATCTTTTAATATCATCTAGTAATGGTCCATCATAATCTACATTCTTCAGTAGAGCTTTGAAACCCTTATAGGTAAGTACGAGTTCTCGCTTTGATGGATTTGGACAGTCTACGGAATGATACCCTGGACCATATTGTTCACAGTATGTGCACAGAAAATCCATAGGAATTGGTCCTATCGGTGGCCTGTTGATTAATTTTTCGACAGATCCTTTTCCTATTTTTTCCGAATACTCTAATTTTTCAAATTCACCAGTTGTGACATATTTACCTTCTATTAGTTCTACATCTAAAGAAAAAGTCTCTGCTAAAGTTTGGAGATCTATTACTGGTTCATCTATTTTATTTGGGAATTTATTAATATAGTAGTCTATACTCGTGAATCTATTTTCAGTCGAATTCATTACAAAAGGTATATATATTATTTTAGTATTTTATTCTTCGTTAATTATATTTAAAGTTTAAAAAAATATAATATATAATGGACAGCATACTATCTAAATTTAACACCATTCTCGAAGAGTTTATTGTCAAGATGTTAAATGCTTTTCCCGATGAAACTAAGTTAAAAACCTACTATCATGCATTTAAGATCTCACGCATGTATTCTGATTCTTTACCAATTCAGATTTTCATGGGAGGTTGTCTAGACTTTAGTCAACAAATTAAGACACGAGATGCAGAATTTTTCATTAACCAAAAAACATTTGTTGATAAATGTGTTCGAGCATCTAGTTTTTCAAATGATATAGGGTTGAAGGATAGATGGAATGACACGTCAGAAACTACAAAAAAATCTATTTGGGATTATGTTCAGACCCTTTATGTACTTGGTGAGATGTACATTAATAAGGATCAAGGGGCAGTTGAGAGGATCAGCAATATTTATAACAGTATGTCTCTAAGTGAAATGAAACGATTTGAGGACGATACGGTAAAGGAATTCTCTTCAGATTTTATACAAAAAATAAAATAATACATATTTATAAATGACACAGTTTTGGCTCAATGACCCAATTGAACTATTAAATTTAGACTTAGATAGTACAAATGGTATACTTAATCTTATTACTCTTCTCGTTGCTGTATTAACCATTGTTTTTTCATACTCTTACGGTGTTGATAATATTAAATACGGTATTGTAACAATCATGGTAATTTTAGTGGTATATCATTGTAATATTCTAGAGGGATTTGATGCATACGACCCAAGGAAAACACTTAGCACCGAAGTAGAACCTGTTGAAATAGAAGATGTACCAACTATCTGTAGACTACCAACAAAGGATAATCCTATGGCAAACCCTGAATTAACTGATTATGGTAGAGAATTTCCGTATTCGGGTGCATGCAACGACGATTTCAGTTCCAACATTACTAGCAATATTATGAGAAATGGAGTCTTCAGAGATAACCCAGAGGCTGTATTCAAACAAGATAATGAACGAATTCATGTTACACCTGTAACAACTGTACCAAATGATCAAATGCGTTTTGCTAACTGGTGTTACAACGATCAGGATAATTGCAAGCAGGGATCTATCCACTTTAACGACCCCGCTATGGCAAACTTAACAAGGTGTGCTAGAACAAGACCAGATGCTGTAACTGCTGCTTTTCTAGGGCCACCAGGACCCCGTGAACCCCCTGGACTTGAATCTAATTTACAAATTTAAATGAATATTTATTTTATTGTTACATATTAAATGGCTGAAGAAGAAAGAGTTAAAACTTACACCCAACCCATTGAAAGAGAAGGTGAGAACATATCTTCTGTAGGTTATGATACAACTTACCCAACTTTCGGGGATATCAGTGTTGGTAATCCATCTCGTTTAGGTAGAGAAAAGTCTGTTTACACTTTTCCTGTCGCTCCCCAGTACATGGGTGCGAGAAGTGGAGCAAATGTAGCTGCTATGGATCATTCGAATCTTGTTAGAAACCCCCTACTAAACAGACTAAAACGTAGTGAGAAACGAATGGGTGAAAGACCATCATTCATGTTTGGTGATGTTTCTGTAGATCCTTCTATCGTTCAGAATGTTGATCACACTGTATGGCCAATTGGTCCACGCGACGGAATACCCAGCAGAATTATCAACAGAAATCTGGAAAATTTATGCAAATAATTTAATATTTTTAAATAGTAAATGCCTGGTTACGAACCAATCGTTGTTGGTACGATACACAAGACTACAAACGATTATTTAGATCCAAAATCTACAGGTAACTCAGCCGATCCAATTAAAGGTATGGAGTTTGATTTTATTGATAGAATTAGCCCAGATATTCAATTAGTTAATTTTCAGGATCCTTGTAGGGTAATTAACCCAGAGTATCAGCGGGGCGGAATTAATACAGTTAACTACGTTAAGGATGTTTTTAATGACCCAACCTTTTGTAATACTATCAGAGTTCCTTTTTCTTCGAGGGATTCTAAACCAAAACCTGTTGCACCTGAGGCTATTCTTAAGTTTAGTCTAGAGTCTCCCTTTTTAACTTTTAAGGCAAATTGTAAAGATATATAAAATATTAAAAAATCTATATAATACCTAATGAGTCAAGAGGAAGAACCTATATTAGAAGATAATGTTAGGGTTCCTATAAGAATTGATGTGTACTCGTTTGATGGAGAAGAATCTGAAGTTGATATAAGTTATGTATTAGCACCATCTATATTAAATATGTTACAGAACTATCTCGATTCTAACATGGTGCAACTTACACAACCAGACACATTATCAAATGAAGAATTTAACAAATTAACTAAAATTGATGAGAAGGTAGAGTGTCCAGTCTGTATGGATTCCAAACCTGGTGGTATAGAATTATCATGTAAACATAGATTTTGTGAACCATGTATCAAATCTTGGTTGACTGTTAGAAAAAATACGTGCCCTACGTGTAGAGTAGAAATTTCATCATAAAATGTATAAATTAAAATATTTTTTATTAATTAAATGGAAGCTGTACTAGCTAGTGCATCTGTTTTAAGCTTACTGTTAATTAATAAAAATAAGAAAGAATATTTTCCAACAGATAGAAAGGAACAACTAAAAGAAATTAATAAGTATCGAGTAGATCAGTATCCTGTTAAGCATCAGGCTGTTCTTGGTAGCAGTATTTCGAGAAAGAAAGATACTAAGGTGGATTATTCTACTGGGGAACTTAAGCGACCTTCTAGTCTTAAAAGTAAGGTGCAATTGGACACACCTGATCTACTTGATATGTCAAAGAGACCAATGAACGATTTCATGAATAATCACTTTATTCCAAATGTAAGGCGTTCGACCCAAAATATGATTGGTACAGGTGTAAGAACTGGAAACTTTCTACCAGAAGATTACAATCTTGGTGGAGATGCAGGTCAGTTAACGTCTAGATTGGACTCACTAAGTAACGGGTGCGACCCCACCTACATGCACAAGAGAGCATCTGGACCCCGATTTTCTCCACTAGAAAGCGCTGAACCAATTCATGGTGGGATTGATAAGCGCCCAGATTTAGATAGGTTTAGACAGGATGTTTCGCGCAATAGAAATAAGGAATCTCCTTGTGAAAAGGTCTTCTACGTTGGTCCAGGTACTGGTCTTGATCCAAGTATTCCAGCATCTGGTGGATTTAATGCAGGTCTAAATAACAGAGTTACACCAAATAATGTAAATGCTTACAGACTTCACCAACTCCCTGGACAGGTAATTACTGGTAAGCTATTAACATCTGAATTACCAACAGCAAACCCTGGTGTGGGTAAAAGTCTAGATTCTAATCTATATGGTGTACCAAATAATAAGAAGCCACCAACCTTTTGGTCTTTAGATGATCGTCCTCCAGAGCAGCTGGGTATTAACTCCATTCAGAAACCAATATCTGCACCTAACTACCTTATTCGCGAACAAAAGGCGGCTACAGTACAGTTTGGCCCAACTTTAATCAAGAAGTCTAAGATAGATGCTAAACCAGTTAGCGGTATGAGTCCATCGCCTTTATCTGGAGCTGGATTTGGGGATACTATGAAGGTTGAGTTTGGTAATTTTTCTACTATTTCCGAAGCTAAAAAAGAACTATTCAGTCAATAAATTTAAAATAAAATATAATTATTACTTAATATGGGAGATTCAGATGAATACGAAACCGTGATGATGAGTGTTGGTCCTATCAAGGGTGTTGAAAGTACCGATAATACTCTATTTCTTGAAAGTGCTAAAAAAACTATACAACAGAATATTCGAACAAAGATAGATAATACAACAACTGCAAGAATTCCTGGTCCTATACTTGTCCAGGATGAAAGGCGACAGATTAGACCAGATTATGTTCCAGCTAAAACAAGGAGAGGAAACTTGAATCACCTGATGGAAACGCAGTCTAACCTTAAAGCTACTCCAGCACCTGGTAGATCACTCGCATTTTTAGATGGTTCTAGAACAACAACGAAAGAAACGACCAATTTTGGATGGAATGGTCATGCTCATGCAAATATCAACAATACGCTTGTTACAAGTACCTTCAAGCATGGTACAACAAAGCTACCCGCGAACAAACAGACCATTAGTTGGGTAAATCCAGCTGGATTGGTAAATGGAAACGTAGCTCACGTAAAGGCTAAACTTAGTGAAATTCGCAGTGACGATACAAACATACACACAAGAGGTTCAGGGACAATAGCACAGGCAGCACCTGACAGAAGTGCAAATAACTTAATTAGTAGCTCACATATAGGTACAGTTGACTTCAACCACAATCGTGTACAGTCTCAGAGTGACAGATTAAACGACTTTGTTGTTAGTGGTCTTTTAACAAATGGGTATTCGATCTACAATAACGGAAAAGATGCAGAGTTTCCACAGTTTTTCTGTGATTCTAGACCAGCGGACTATTCTAAGACAAACGTTAAAACTATTGCAGTACAAACAATTAAGGAACAGAAGAATATGACAACAGTACCCGTATTTAATAGTAAAAGAAATGGAAATGAAGTTATTGTAAGAAATACTCTATTAGATATCGAAAATCCACTTCTATTTAGCAATGCATGTGTAACCGATAAGATGCCATATCACCAGCATTGCTACTCTGGTCCACTTAAGGCAAATTAGACACGATTTCTTCAATCTTCTTTTTATTTGCTTCTATGGTTGTTAAAAATACATTTTTCATCGTGAAGAAACCCTTATGATTATTGATAGCGTCTAATGAAAACCATCTAATATCTATCTTTTCTTTGTATTTTCTATCTATTGTTATATTATTTATAAAAGATCTAGTATTTCTAAAATTATTCTTATAGTCTTCTTTATAAGGTATTTTTAGTAGATACATATAATATGGATAACCTAAATAAGTCTTGGATTCAATACACTTACACTTTTTAATTATTTTTCGAATATAGTTAATATCATAAATTGAACCTAGTGTTTCCTCCCAGAATTCTCTTGATGCAGTAGCAGAGGGATCTGATTTATCAATTGCCTCACATCTTCCACCAAAGTCAGACCACTTATTTTCGTAGTCTTTTCCAAGTAGGAAAAAGATAGTTCCATCATACTTTACAGAATATGGTAATACGCCAGCAGAATATATTAAATAATTATTATTCATCAATTAAGTAGTGCAAATACTCTTTTTTCTATTATTCAAACTTATATTTATTTAAAGACAAATATGTATAAAATTTAATGAACCATGACTATCTAAGTGGTACAAGTGGACCTTTAACATCATATCTGCGTTCCAAGGAGCCTAAAAAAATAAAAACTAATAGTATAATGACGACCAGTCTTCCAAAAATTAAGGTAGTAAGAGAGGATGAAGATGCTAATACAGTCCGAGTTAAGAATCCCGTCAGTCTAGATAGAATTGATATTATGTCAGATTCTGGTAGTTCCGTTAGAAGTATACCCCGTGTGTCAAAACCAGTATCTAGGCAACCACCATCTTTACCACCCAAACAAAAGATGTCTATGCCAACTAAAGCATTTGACCCTGCTGAGTTACAACAGTTTATTAATAATCAAAAGCATAAACCAGTAGTTGAAAAAGCGGAAAGGGATGATGATGACGAAGAGGAAGAAGATGAGGAAGAAGATGATATGGATGACTACGGTGAATACGGAGGATATGATGATGAAGATGAGTCATCCGTTGATATGCCACGGGAACCTTCCGTAAATAATAAGGAACAGGAGAGACGAAAGAGAGAACTTCTAATCAAGCTAGTTGCTTTAGAAAATAAGGGTGTAGAGTTAACTAAAAAATTTTCCCTTAAAAGTAAGTTTGAAGATATTGAGTTTGAGTACGAGACACAAAAGAAGAATCTAGAAACGGAGGCTGGTGTTAAGTTTCAACAGAAGGCTCTCATGGCTTTTGTAACTGGTGTAGAATTTTTAAATAATAAGTTTGACCCTGTTGGTGCTAAGTTAGATGGATGGTCAGAATCAGTTATGGACTCTATTAATGATTATGACAACGTATTCAGCCGATTATATGAGAAGTATGCATCACGTACTGAACTAGCACCCGAGTTAGAACTACTCATGACTTTAGTAGCTTCTGGATTTATGTTCCACTTAACAAATTCCTTCTTCAAGTCAAATATGCCAGTCATGAACAACATTATGCAGAATAACCCTGATATTATGAAGAACATTGCAGAGGCTATGAGTAAGTCTCAAGCGTCAGCTCCAGCTGTTCAACAGAGACCACCAGAACAACCTAGTAATAGCATGAGTGGACCATCTATTGATTTAAGTTCTCTTATTAACACCGCAAATTTTAACAAAGTTGGTCCAGATCCTCCAGTCAGTACAAAGGAAAAGAGTGTTGAACCAGATAGATTCTCTGTTGCCAGTTCGGAAGCATCGGAACCTATAAGTACGATTAGTAAGTCTGGTAAAAAAACTATTAAAATTAGTTAAATAAAAATATTGAATAGTATTAAGTAATGGGATTAGAATACGCCCTTTTAGAAGATATTACACATGATGAAAAACCCAAAGATTGTCCACAAACTCATGGTAATTCTACAAATGAAGAAATACCTCAAGAATTATCCAAAGAAGTAGAAAGCTTAGACTCTTACAAACCAAGAGAAGACTACTACGAGTACATGAATGGTACGTCAGCTTTAGAAGAACTAATGAGAGAACAGTTATTCTTCACTAGAATTATAATTTTGTTACTCGCATTAATGCTACTATCCATGTGTTTTAAGAAGTGATAATTTAATGTTCATTGATTTCTAGAAAATGCATCTTACAGTTTACTGGTTTTTTGGTATAGGTAATACTGCTGTTAAATTTGTCTCGATACTCATTAATTGATAATGGTCCACCAAATATTTTAAGTAGAAATTTCGGTGGAGCAGGCTTAATTATATAACTGTATGAATACATTTCTCGATACATCTGACTCAATATGTGTGTACAATTATTAAAATGTTTATTATCTAATGCGTATCTTTTTGTACAATTCGGGCTACAGAAATTACCATACAATTTATAACGCTTTAGTTGTGGTTCATATGCGGTTGGAAGAAAGCATGGTCTACAGTAAAAAGGGTGACAACAATTGTAACAATATACATCACTTTTTTCAACCTGTTTACCTTTATCATAAATATTCTCGTACACTTTTAAAATTTTTGTTGTACCATTTGTTGATTTTGACCTAACTGCATTATTTACCCTGGGTTGTTCATCATCGGAGTCTTCTATGTCAGAGCTATTTAATTGAATTTTACAAATAGAGGATTTTTGATTTGTATGAATATTCTTACTTAGAGTGTTTTTAATGACATCAGTTGTCGTGTCTTTTGTCTGCACTGTAATATTTAAATCACCAAAAGATATACTTTCTTTATCATAATTTGACTCTGTTTGTACTTTATTACTTGTTTCGCATTCCTCATCCGATTCTGGCATCACGATTTTTACACTTGATAAACTTTCCCACTTCTTTTTTCTACCTCTCTTCTTCTTCTCAGCTACAACTTCCTCCTCAACCTGCTTCTTCTTTCTCCCTCTCTTTTTTTCAGTATCTAAAGAACTCATTAATCATTTTAGTGATATTTCCTTATACTATTTTAATTATATTACTTAAAGACATATGAAAATGTCTATTTAATGTTTGGATTATATGTATTAAGTATTAGTGTAACATCCTACTATTTTTATAAATTTTTTTACAACTTATTTTACAGAAATAAGAATCTCAGATTTGAAGATAGTATCTTAGATGATAACGATGCATACGTAGACTATGTAGAACTAATATATACAGATAGTGAAGATATAGAACAGATAGATTATAAAAACAGTATCAATTGTGAAAAGCTAGACTATGTATGTATTAACTATACGCATGATGGTGAACACAAGGTTCTCTTTAATACGAAGAATCTTAATCATATATTTTTACCTGAATTTCCTTTTTACAAGAATATCAATAAGTTACCTATGTATAACGAAATAGAAAATGCCATGATTATTATTAATGACAAAGAATATGATATCACTGAAGAAATTAGTTACTTCAAGGGTCCAAATTATAATTATCACCAAGATATGAACGGTCTATTTTTTGAAGAATTGGTAGAATATTTTAAGTTACCAATTGAAAAAGACGCAACTGGCAAGGTTCTTATAACTGATTCATTGGAAAACCTGCATGTATTAAACTATCCAGGTGAACTAAAATTTAATGAACAATTAACTATATCATTTACAGACAAGGAAGAGTCTAAGGAAGAAACTAAGGATGAGTCCAAGTCCCCTGAAAAGTCTAAGGAAGATTAAAAAAACTTAAAGAATTATAGTAAAATTATAGAATGGCTGAAAATAGTGACTACAAATTATATTTTACAACAGTCCAGTCTAATGCAATTCGTATTTTAATAGAATCATTAAAAGATGTTTTAACTGATGTCAATATTCATATTAATAGTAGTTCGATCAAAGTTGTTTCAATGGATGCATCAAGGACTGCAATTGTTTACTTAAAACTTTTAGCATCACAATTTGAAAAATTTACATGTGAATCACCAATCGTGTTAGGAGTTAATATGTTATCCCTATTTAAGATCATTAAAAGTATTAAAAATAATGATATAATTACGTTTTATGTACTAAATGATATGAATGATTTATATATCCAGATTGATAATCATGATAAGAATATTCAGGTGGTGAGTAAATTAAGACTGTTAGATATAGATGAAAATATTATTAACATACCCAATCTACAGTTTGATACTGTGCTAACTATACCATCATCTGATTTTCAGAATTACGTACGGGATTTATCGGTAATTTCAAATGAGATTAAAATAGTTACAAAAAATAACTCTTTAGTTTTAGAGGTAGATGGGGATTTTGCATCACAATCTATTAAGATAAGTCAGCAAAATAACGGATTAGTAGTAAGTCAATGCAAGGACACATCTAACACTTTCAATCTAAAGTATCTGCTTCTATTTACAAAAAGTAGTAATCTTTGTAACACTATTGAATTATGTCTAATGAATAACTTTCCTTTAATACTTTTATATAACGTAGCTAATCTAGGACAGCTTAAGTTCTGCTTAGCACCAAAACAATCCACTTAAAGACATTAGTAATTATTTGAATAATGAATTCTATAAAATTAGTAAAGAGTACCACGGACAATGGTTACTATCCAGATTTAAGACAATTGAATCATTATCCGAGCGTATCTATTGTTACTCCAACCTATGAACGAGATGATATTTTTGATTTAGCTATATTTAACTGGAAGAACTTTATTTATGATAAAGATAAGATAGAGTGGATTATTTTAAATGATTCTTCAAGAGAGTCTATCAAGCGGCTAAAGAAGAAACTACCTAAAGATCCGCGTATTAAGCACTATAGCTGCAAAAAGATAGATAAAATTGGTATCAAGAGAAATAAAACAGTTCAGTTAGCCACAGGAGAAATTATAGTTCACATGGACGATGACGACTACTATCCACCAGATTCTGTTATTAATAGAGTTCAAGGGCTTGTAAATTATGATAAACAGTGCATTGGTTGTTCGTGGGTAAATTGTATTAATTTACTAGATAATACCTGCTTTCGAACACTGGGTGGAATCCACGGTAATACTATTATTGTAGCAGAGGCATCATTTGCTTACTATAAAACTTTTTGGGAGAGTCAAAAATTTGATGAAACAATTACACATGAAGAATGTAAGGAATTTTTAGAAAATAGAGATCATGACTATATCGATCTACACACTGCTTTTGTAATGATTGCCGTTACTCACTCAAAAAACATGTCAAATCGTGTAATTAAAAACAGTATCAATGTAGTCAACTTCTTCGAATCTCTACCAGTTGTTGTAACAAATATTTTAGATGATATGCAGTTAGTTGCTCATTCAAAGCTCCCTGGAGTGGAAGAAACTAAAGAGTTTATTCGCAGTAATAAAGATAAAGACTTTAGTATTTTAATGAAAAAGTATGAAAAATTACCATGTCATGTTCAGTCTAATAGTTTAATGGTATGTTTTATGGAAGATATTAGTCCTAAGGAAATTATTAAAGAAAAAGCAGTATATGTACTGTATTTCCCTGCGCAGATCTACAGAAATATTCATCAATTTTCAAGGGAAACTACAAACTATAAGGTTGAGCAGTTAATTAAAACATTAGAAGATAACTATAAGAATAAGAATGTAACTGTATTTGCCAATATCACTAGTTCTTTTAAGATAAACTCGTTAGATTTTAAGCCGTGGTTCATGTTTAACAAGAAGAAAGCAGCTTATAAGTTAGTTATAGTTGACGATCATTCTCATTTAGATAACATTGAAATTGGTAATTTTAAGGAATTAGATTTTGTAAACCTAAGCGCAGATAAAACAGCATATGATAATAATATTCTGGACCACGTAAGTAATTATTACACGTTTGGTGACATACAGGATATATATAAGTTAAACCACTCAGATATTTCGGGTACTAAGGAACTAAAGTATTATTATCTTGGGGAAGGCAATGAACTAAAGAATAACAAAGTATATGTGGAAGATACTGAACTAGAAGATGAATTAACAGACTACGATTCTATTCATACATACCACTACACAACAGTTAGACCAGAATCTAAAATACAAAAAAGTGTGACAATAGACTGTGAATACTATATAATGAATAATATTAACCCTCCATTGATGTGTTACTTAATTAAGTTAGGTATTAAATACTTATTAAAAACCACCCTACCCGAAGCCGAATATTATGGTATTTTAACACACAAAGATAAACTCCCAGATGATTATTACACAATATTAGCAACTAAGCTTAAAAAGTCTTTAACTTAAGCCTCCTCCTTCTCCTTCTCCTTCTCCTCCTTTGGCATCATGCAAATCATGAAGTAAATGGTTAGTAGAAGGTTTACAAGAAGAATAATCATAATACCAGTATCGGCGCTTAGAACAGGGAGTAGTCCACTCATGATCGTACCAGTAAGAAGTAGGTGAACAAGAGCTGATACAAGACCAACTACGACAATAGTATCCTTGCTGCACATATAATCCATCATTTAATAGTTGTAATATATTTTTTTTTTCAAATAAAACGGTGAATTAATTTTATAGAAATATGGTCATATAATTATATAATTTAGTTAAAGTAAATTCATTTTCTATTTTTACTAAATCATATACTATCTTATTTTTGTACATAGTATTGCTCTTTACAAGTCTATATTTTGAATAATTTATTGCGTATGGATCGACGTTGATTATGTAAAAGTGGCAGTTTACTAACACCATTCTTACATTTATATAAAGACAATTTTAAAGTTGATTTATGAGTTTCAAGGCTGGTATAATATCTGGTGTAGCAGCAACGATTGTGTGTAACCCCTTAGATATTATACGACTAAATGTGCAGGCATATAATAAAAATACAATTGATGTAGTTAAATCAATCTATAAAAGAGGTATTTTTTCCTTCTACCAGGGTGTAAGTATTGGTATGATCACTATACCGTCATTTTGGGGAATCTATTTTCCAACAAACGAATATCTTAAAAAATATAATATTCCCGTATCTTCGTACATAGCGTGCAATATAGCGTCTACTTTTACAAGCCCTCTGTGGTATATTAAGCAGAAATATCAGTGTTTTAATCATTTTTCCATAATTGACGAGTTAAAACATGGTCGAATATCTCAATTTTATTCTGGGTTACTAACAACTTACCTGATAAATTCTAATTTTATAGTTCAGATACCCACCTATGAATATCTAAAGACTAAATGTGAAAATAATACACTTAATATATTTTTAGTAACAAGTTTTTCAAAAACTATAGCTACTTTGGTTACTTATCCTTTAGAAAATGTTCGAGTATTATCACGAAAACACCCGTATATGAACTACTTGTCTATCATGAATCTTATAAAGACTAATAATTTATACTACGTAGGTATTACTAATTATCTATTGAGAAGCCTTCCTTATCATACTACAATCTTCTGCACATACGAGTATTTTAGAAAAACTTACGACAATTAAGGGTTTCAACGTAATATACTTAAATATAAAATATATGATTGTGTAAAATTATGCAAAAGTCTTATTACATTTTGGAAGCTTCAAAGTCTGCTACTAAGTCTTTGGTTCCTGTTGCATCCCATGGAGCTATAGTGATATATCGTGGTAAGATAGTTGGGCGTGGATTTAACAAGTTTTGTGTTCCAAGTGTTAATCGGGTAAACCCCTGGTCTATCCACGCTGAAGTAGACGCCATACATGATGCTCTTCGTAAGATACCAAAAGACTATCTCAGGAAAAGTATCTTAGTTGTAGTACGCGTTAACAAAGAAGGAGAAACAATGAATTCTTACCCATGCGAAAACTGCAGAAACTACATATCTCAAATGGGTATAAGGATTGCCTACTATTCATGATATATATAACCTAGGTTAGTAATAACCGCCGTGAGAATCATGGATCCTTACTTCCAGTTTGATAACAATGATGTTTCGGATGAAGAACTAGATGGTCGCGCCGAGCTACCCGAGTCCTTTTACCAAGAAGAAAAGTACTATAGCGACATAAGAGTAATCAACAATTTCAAGGCTTTCATAGGAAAAGAACCTGAATTTATTGGTATTAAAAATGTTCCAGCAAATGATATTTATAATATTATCTACACTGCACCATCTTACAAAACAAAAGAACTGACACCTGACCAGGTAGATATGTTTCATGATCTATACATGGAACTATTTGGGAGAATAAGAGAGATTAAAGTTTACAAATCTGTTACTTATAAAATTTTTAAAAAGTGTTATATTAATTAATAAAAAAATATTCATATATTATAAATGCCTGCTAATATCGAAGGTTCAAAGCTTTTAACAGATGACGAGGTACTAGAAAAAGAAATACAAGTTGAAGACTATTATAAAAATAACGCGGGGGTACTACTAGAAGAAAATCAAGAGAAAATGGAACTATCAAAAGATTTAGATGAACCCTCGGGTGCAAACACGCAGGTCTTAGGTAACAGTGATAGTTACAACGGGACTCCACTTTATGATACCTATCCATCAAATACTGATGAAGCTACACCAATTGAAGATGAAGCTAGCCCTGAAGATCTACTAGCCACCACCGATGTTGTAGAATCGGAAGATAACAATTACAATAATTACAATAATTACAATAATTACAACAATTACGTTAAGGTTTCTTCGGGAAATAAGTTAGTCTGTTGGATTCTACTCGCACTACTAGTGCTTGCTCTACTAGCCCTTTTTGTCTGCGACTTAAAGTAAATTAACATAAAGTTTAAATCTTATTATCATATAATGGATTTGGACACAGCGCACAAATGTATTCTGCAGATTCAGGCGGATAAGAAGAACTTAACAAACAGAGAATTAGAGAATAAGTGGAAATACTTTAGTAACGAGTATCCTTTAATTTTTATTACTCTTCAAAAGGAAGACGTAGACCCTGAAATGTTAATGAAGCTTATAACACAGCTTAAGATGGTTCAGAAGGGAACGAAAAGTCAGGATGAAGCAGAGAGGGCATTTGGGGAAACTTTAAACGATAAGTTTATATACGATAAGTTTGAGAAACCATCTCAAGAGGAATTAGATGAAGCATACGAAAAGGGTCTTAAAATTAAAGAAAAAGCACTAAATGAGAGTAAGTAATCTAGGATTTTCTTTTAGGTAGTTAGTTAACTTTCTGTAGTTTAGGTTAACCCTGGATAATTGGTTCACTCCTAGTTCTAACATAATTTCTTTATTTGTATATTTCAATTTTAGTATATCTCTAGCAACATATATAGCTACTGCTGCATATATTTCTGGGGTTATTTCTTTAAACAAAGACGGTACTAATTTTTCTATAAGTTTATCAACTTTATCTCTGACAGCTGGATTAGATATCTTTTTATATTCAATTGGTTGAATAGAGTCTTCTAAAAGACTGATATAGTTTGTCTTGTTAAAAATTATCTTTAATATTTGATTAAAGTATTCTATATTTGTAATTGTTACATCAAATGCTCTAGCGATCTTAAAAATGTCTATTTTTTTACCAAGTCCATAATATACTGAAAGTGCCTGGTAGACTCTTTTATTTTCGTTAGGTTTTATAGATGGTGTAACAGTTTTGAATTTATCATAGTATAATGTTATGTTCCAGTACATAGCCAATGCTAAATTCAACTCGTCTTCTGTATAGTTAATACCTGTTTCTGTCAGCTTTTCTTCTATATTTTCTTTACCCGATTTAAAGATACGTTGATGTGGTGTCAAAGAAGTCATAGTATACCGAGATATCTTATCAATATCAACGTTGACCTTTTTACCATCTATGAGTAGACTAATTTTATTATCACCCCTTGCTACAAAGTTGGGAGCAGCTTTTGGGGCGTATGTTTTAGCATTGAAGACCACTCTGTGAATATTACCACATTGACGGCATATTTCCTCTGAGTTAGACATATAGAAATCTGATGACTCGCATATTTGACATACATTTTTAATACTTTTTGTCTTATCAACTGTTGGTTTATCTTCTTCTTTCTTCGCAAATATAAAATCTACACAACTGATTAGTTCAGTTTTAACTTTAGATTCGTCATATTTATCAAATAATGCTTGTAATTGTATTTTGAGTAGTTCTTTTTCAAACTCACTGTCCATTATTAATAGTATTTGATTTTATTATTTTAATTAAACTTAAATCTAAGGGGTTACAGTTGTAACGGATACATTCCTTTAGAACTGCATTCTTTTTTTGGTAGTTTACTTTTAGATAAGTAATACATTCTATGGGTGCATCAAGTTGTCTAATTATTAGTTGGTTCAATACCTGATAATAATTTAAACCAGAAAATTCTATTGAGTAGCTTACAGAGTCTGCGATACTACATAGTTTGTCAATCGATTTTATATACCGAGGATAAGATGAGTGAACATTGCTTATATCATGAATGTCTAAATTTAGATTTCCGTTATAAATACTTTTAAGAGTATCGATTTCAGACTCAAATCTATCATATTCTACTGTGCTACCATATTTCATGCTAGACAAAAACTTATGAAAACATCCATCAATATTAACAGTCGAATGGTTTGTATTGTTTATGGTGTTTATAGCAGCTAATAGGTGATATAGATAGATATCACTTGGTGGTTTTACTTCTACTTTGTATTTAAAGTATGGTTTATTCGATACCACTATCAATTTAAAATCATTAAGAGTCTTAAACAGGTTTTTATAATTTATATCAAACATGTCATAGTTATCAATCACTATGATATCCCTCTTAATATCACGAGTAATAAAATAAGATAACACATTTGTTGGACACAGTTTCTTTAAATAATCTTGAAATTTTACAAGATTGTAGGTATAGTCTTCTAAATAATGATAATTTACATCTTTTAAATAAAACTTTACCAGTGTGGTTTTACCACAGCCTATGTTGCCATAGATGTTTAAAATATGTTCATCATCATTTAAAAAACTATGAATAATTGGGTAAACATTTTCAAATTCTGATAAATACTGGGGTAAGTAGTCCATGATTAGTTCTATAATATATTTTTAAGCTGAATATACACTTTTTAAAAATGGTAGTTGATTTATCAATTCTGTTACTAGTTTTTCGGAATTATTACGAAATCTAAAACTGTCGGGAGGGTCTACTAAAATTGTAATATTATTGTTACGTGTATCATGTTTTAGTTCATTGTCTACCATTTTATTAAATGCAGCATAATCTCCAGATAATTTATTTAATTTATTTATAGGAAGGTTTGCATAATTTAAAAATCTAAAAGCTGTAAATATTAATGCTATCTCTTTATCATTCAGGTTTTCTAATTTATCTCTAATATTTTGTCTTGTTGTCTCCTCATACTCTTCACGCCGAGGCGCAATAATAAGAAGTAACATAATTAGAGCTAAGAGAGCTATACTTATACTCAAACCTGTGGAATATCCTTTAAATAAGATACTTAGTATAGAAAATACCATTATAAGAATACTAATACATAACTTCCACATTTAAAAGATATTAATATTTTATTTTAAAGTAATCTAACATACCCTCTACGGGGATCGAACCCGCAGCCTTGGGATTAGAAGTCCCACGCTCTGTCCAATTGAGCTAAGAGGGCATATTACATTACTTTGTAATTAAATACCATATTTACCTCTAAGGGGGATCGAACCCCTGACCACTGGATTAAAAGTCCAGCGCTCTAACCAACTGAGCTATAGAGGCATATATGGTATTACCATATTTATGGTATGGTTTAATCCTTAAGTATATTTATATACCAATTAATATCAATATTTTTTATTTCGTTAAATACCCGATCGTAGTCCTCACTGTATCTACAACCCATATACTTCATGCTATACATAATTTTAGACGTTTTAATTGCTTCATCTGTGCCCATTTTAGTCCTAAATATATCCACCCAAGCCATTAATTCACATGCATGCCTAAACGGTAAACTATTATCTTTTACCCGTTTGTAAATTAATCGGATGTCTTCCGTGACGCTCGGCGGACTGGCTTTTTTGGGGTAACTGGCTCGCTTGTAGTATCGGGTACTACAGCCTCATCTGGTACAACACCAGCTGGCTCCTCCTTCTTCTTCCGAGTCTTCTTAGCAGGTGCATCATCACTCTTTGCACTACGAGAAGTGTCTGGTGCTTCCTCTGCCTTGGGGTAGTGAGGCTTTAGATAGCGCTGCATGTTAAAGAAGGTAAGAGGTTGATCAGGGTTAAGAAGAGCCTGTAGCTTGCGACCAGCATCGGTAGTATCTAGTAGAATCTCACGCTTATTTTCTGGATTCTGAAGACTATTCTCCTTTACGTAAGAAGTAATGCTGTTGGTGACAAATTGACGCGAGTACATCTCACCCTTCTTTACTCCGAGAAACTCACAGAGTGCATCACTAACTGCAACAGGTACTTCAAATACATTCTTACGCTTTACGGTATCACCATCGGGATCCTGCTTCTTCCTTGGGCTCTTCTTTTGACCCTTGGACTCAAGCTTGTTAATCTCCTTCTGTAGAGACTTAAGCTCCGAAGTAACAGACTTCATAAAAGCGGAATGTGCCTTTGACTGCTCATCTACCGTGCTTAGTAGAGCTGAGAAGCGGTCCTGTAGAGTTACTGGTTGGGTTTCTTCGACTGGGGTATTGGTCTCAGGCATTTTAGTATAATCACTAATGTAAGATAGCTTTAAGTAGGTTAATCACCACCAGTTACTACTAGCCTTTAGTTCTACTATTTTTTTTTCAATAATTTCACAGGATTTTTCGAGACCAATCGCTTCCCTTGACTCAGGATCTTTTGCGATAAGAAGTTTTATTTTTTGTAGAGTTTCTTCATAGTGCTCTATGCAGGCATTCACCTGGTCCATTTACCAAATATTGCTATAAAAATTTCAGGCATAAACTCGCTTAAGGACATCGGTGATACTAAACTATCAAAATAACAATGGCGAGCATCCTACTATCCCACGAATTCAACGAGTCTAACATTTCCTACTCTGAGCCCAAGAAGAATTCAATGAATGGTCAAAATATTCTAATTAATTACAATCAGTCTGGAAGGAATGGTCCTGTTGTAATTCAAACACCTCGTCTACGCGTACCATTTGGTTTCGATCGTCAAGAACCAGAGGGTGGTGGCGCAGTTAGGTTTTCGGTTAATGTTTCGGTGAATAATGATGGTAATATTGGCAAGTTCTACGAGGTTGTTCAGAAGCTTGAAGCTCATGTTAAGAAGACAGCTGTTGAAAAGTCTGAGACTTGGTTTGGTAAGAAGAAGAGTCAAGAGGTAATTGAGGATGATCTTTTCAAGTCGGTAATCAAGTATCCTAAGCAGAAGGACAAGTATGATCCTACTGTTCGTATTAAGCTTCCTTACAATGATAAGGGGCCACAGTTCTCTCTTGAAGACGAGAATAAGATTCCAATTTCACTAAGTGTTGACGAAGAGTTTGATTTTTCAGCTCTATCACCTGGTTGTGAAATCACTGCTATTATTCAGTGCACGGGTGTTTACTTTATTGGTAAGTCATCGTTTGGTATTGGATTTAAGCTTCTAAAGGCGCGTGTTTACAGTAACAATCGTCTCAAGAATCTCACCATTATTGATGATGAGGAAGAAGATGCTTCATATGAAGACTACTAATCTAATATATACAACATATTACTAAAAATTAAAAACATGTATTCTAACTTCTTATCTACAACGGTTTCTTTATCGAAATTCTTTAAAAAAAGTTTAATGAGATTAATTTTGTAATTGTGTGTAGAATTATCTGTATAGGAACTATTCCAGTCTATCTGCGTATAATACTGATGCGTTTTATTACAAATATTGACATAAAAATCCCATGGAATATCTACATTATTATTTTTATGATAAAATAGAGTATTGTAGTTATTCCTTAACTCTTCAATTTCTGAAACATTTAAATTTAATGAACTAAGTTGACTGCTTAAAGAATCCATATTTCTATTTAGTTAGACTCTTTATATTAATTTTAAATTAGAGTATAAATTAGCATATAGTTAAATTTTGATTTAAAGTTAGTACAGTCTCTGATCTTGTCATCATCGAACTCTGTGTACTTGTCCCTATCTATCTTGATATAGGTATAATGACCAGCATCTTGAGAACCAATGTGATTTATTATACCAACTAAAATATACTTATTAGTAGAACCCTTATTGCAAATATCTATGTATTTGGTGTACTCAAAATCATGTGAAATTTTACTATTTAAAGAAAATCGATTAATTGTAAATATCAGGTTCTTTGGCCATTTAGAGATCTTATACTTAACACCTGTTTGTGTTTTAAGGTTACAATGTTCACACTCTAGTCCGTCAATTACAGACGTTGTAAAGGTACTCAGTATAGATTCTTGAAGAGATGTTGATTCATCGTTTATGTAAAGATTTGTATTCACGAAAGATTCTTTAGATTCTCTAATATTTTTACACCTTTTACATTTAAAGATTTTTTTAGTTGTTCCAGTAAATAGCTTAGATACACCATCATCTTCTTGTTCAAATATCTCTATCAACTTTGTATATATCTCGTTTGCATCATTCTGTTCGTTGATTGTCATATTATTTTTCAAAATATCTTGTAGTTTTATTAGAAAATTTTTCAGGTTATCGCCCTGATCGAGGTGCTTTAGATAGTACAAAAGACTATTTTTTGAGTATTCCACACTTTTGATATAAGATGTCAGCGCATTATTATTCAGAAATATTTGTAATACCGAATTTATATAACAGGTATTACCGAAGTTATTTAGTAACATTCTTAATAGTTGTAATTATATTAATTTAACACTTATGTACGACATTTAAAATACCCGTATTAATTTATACAGTAATTTATAACAATGTCTTACCGACGATCCCGAGTTACGGAGAAGCTGGAGAATGTTTTTGAGACCAAGCAGACTCGCATTAATATCGAAAAAGGCATCTTCAATTCCACTGTTAGATACTGTAAAAGTAATAATATTGAGTTAAATTGGAAAAATGCAGCGTTTGTAAAACAATATTCTACAACGGCGAGAAAAGTGTTGGCAAATCTTACTTACACACAAAATGCGCAAGAGGTTATATCTAAAGTTAATGACGGAATATTTAGACCAGAAAAACTAGCTGATATGTCTCATCAAGATCTCAACCCTGAATTTTGGGCAACAGAAAAATTGAAGACCATGGCTAAACATATTAATCTTAAACCTGAACAAGAACATGATGGTATGTTCAAATGTCATAAATGTCACACATGGAAGACAACTTATACTCAAGCTCAGACTCGTTCTGCGGATGAGCCTATGACAACTTTTGTAACCTGCCTTAATTGTAATAACGTGTGGAAATTTTAAATATTCTTTATTATAAATGGATTATAACACAAAAAAAGAATTAGATAGATTATACAATCAATTTGTGGAATCTTTGGATTTAAATGATCCTGATCACACTAAAATGTATCAATTAGCAACTGTTGTAGATAAAACATTTGATAGTAAATTAAAGGTACTATTTTTGATATCACTCTATTGTAATGTATTCTATAAAATTTACGGGGAAAAAACTGGTCAGTTAGGTGAAAAGTTAAACTATTCTCCAAAGATTTCTTGTAAAAATTTTCGAATATTTACATATAAAGATCCTCACACAGTTCGTTTACTAAAAGATTTAGTAACTTATTTTAATACTGATGCGAACTATCTTTTACCAATCACTGGACTCATTCTGCAAGATTTAAATAATATGCGTATCGAATTATTGATTAAATAAATACATAATTAGTATGGATTTTCTTCGAGAATATATGACTGGTTGGTGTGTAAATACGCGACTGCATTATCCTAAAAATTTTAATTTTAGTATTGGACTAACAAATGTAATATGCTTCGGTATAACTGCATTGTTAATGTTATGTTTTTATGAACCCCTTGCTTATATGTACTTTTTGTTAATATTTACATCGACTGAAGCTGATGGTAACTTTACTGGTGATAAAAAGTGTAATGAAATATTTAAACGTCTAGACGTTATTGTAATTTTTTGTATAATTTTAATTTTATACTTAAAAACATCTATATATTATGCATTAATTTTGATACCATTAGCAATCGTTCACAATTGGAAACGATATGACAAAAATTCCGAAGAATATGAAATTAAAATGAATATTTGGCATATCTTTGCTGCATTTATGAGTTGCCTTGGTATAACGATCGCATCATACTTATCTTAATTTACATTTAAATGATACGTGATAATGATACCAGTCCGAGTTTTTACATTTAATGTTACATAACTCACATCTCATGTAGCATCTATTATTGGAATTTATCGAAAGATTATCAAACTTTTCCCATAATATTTTATCCTGTTGACATAGCTTATGAGTTTCAGTACATTTATAACATTTAATTTTATCATATATTGCAATTGGTAAAAGGGGTTTATTGTGACAAATGCTACAAAGTAGTTGATAATTGATAAAATCTTTACAAATTCTATGAATTATCAGCTTAGATTCTATCTCCAAGTGCCCCACGATGACATCTAAAACGTCACACGGTAAGGAAACTAGCATTCTTTCATGTAGGTTTATGATACCCGAAGGTATCTTTATTTTTATTTATTTATTTAGTATTCTTTATTTAGTATTCTTTATTTAGTAATCGTCACAGAAGGACATTTCCCAATCCCACACCATATTTTGGTCTTTGTTATGAACCCTCGGGTATTCCTTCAGATATTTCATCTCCTTCTTGTTTGCCTTCTTGAGGCGCTTATGGATGCTCTTCCTCTGCTTCTGGATATCAACAAACATGTTTTGATTCATTGTATAGTATCGAAAAGTATTAGAGAATTTAAAATGTCGTATTAATATTTTTCCATATTATACTTGAGTCTTCTTTTAGTATTTCTTAACTTATTTTCTAAATCTCGAATTGTTGACTTGTAGGTAACATCAATTGTTAACCTGTTATCTTTTAATTCTTCGAGTCTTTGTGGAATTGCATGCAACGAAAACATATCTATTAACTGACAAAGTTCTAAATAGTTGTTCTTTAGATTATTTAAATTAAACTGTTCTGTAATTGCTCGCTCTTTGTTGAGCACGATCTTAAATGCGTGAGTCTCAGACATGATTTCGGTTAGTGTTTAAGTATATTTGTAGGGTCTATAAATTTCGTAAAATAAATTTTCTAGGGTCCTAAATAAATAACTTAAAAATACTATTTATATTACATTAATGAAGGTAATAAAACGCAATGGAGAATCCGCAGAGGTCCGTTTTGATCAAATTACAGATAGATTGAAGTTTTTAGCAGGTCACAAATTTGGAAAACAACTTGATATCGATGCTCCATATATTGCCCAAAAGGTATGTACCAGTATCTACAACGGTATTAGTACATCAGAACTTGATGAATATACAGCAAGTGTTTGTGCAAATTTAGCATTAGAAAATATTGACTACGAACATTTAGCCTCTCGAATTAGCATTAATAATCATCAAAAAAATACTAGTGCGTTTTATTCAGATGTTGTACAAAAACTGTGGGAGTGTAACCCAAAACCGCTCATTAGTAAAGAATTGAAAGATTTTGTAGAAAAAAACAGAGAAGTTGTGGATAAGATTATTGTCCCCGAAAGAGACTACCTAATTAATTATTTTGGGTTTAAGACTCTACAGAGAAGCTACCTACTAAAGGTTAGTGGAAAAATTGTTGAACGCCCACAGCATTTATTTTTACGAGTAGCTATTGGGATTCACGGGGATGATATTGAAGCTATTAAGATCACCTACAATTCTCTATCAGAAAAGTATTACACTCATGCTACACCAACACTTTTTAATGCTGGAACTGAATATCCACAGATGAGTTCGTGTTTTCTTATCGGTACAGAGGACTCCGTTCAGGGTATCTACAAAACTATATCTGATGTAGCACTTATTTCGAAGTGGGCTGGTGGCGTAGGTGTTCATATTTCTAATATTCGTGCCAAGGACTCTTACATTGCTAAGACTGGTGGAAATAGTGATGGTATTATGCCCATGTTGAAGGTTTATAATGATACAGCTCGCTATATTAATCAGTCTGGTAAGAGAAATGGTTCCTTTGCTATGTACATTGAGCCATGGCATGCAGACATATTTATCTTTCTCGACGCAAAGAAGAACAACGGGGCTGATGAGATCAGGGCTAGAGATCTCTTCTACGCTCTTTGGATTCCAGATTTATTTATGAAGCGAGTAAAGGATAAAGGTAAATGGTCTTTGATGTGCCCGAATGAGTGCCCAGGACTAACTGAGATATATGGAGAAGAGTTTGAAAATCTATACCAAAAGTATGAACAAGAGGGTAAATTTAGGAAACAGATTGATGCTCTAGATTTGTATAATGCAATTATTAACAGTCAGATTGAAACTGGTACCCCTTACATGCTTTACAAGGATGCTGTAAATAGGAAGTCTAATCAGAAGAACGTAGGAGTTATTAAAAGTTCTAATTTATGCTGCGAGATTACGGAGTATTCGAATGATAAGGAGACAGCTGTGTGCAACTTAGCATCTTTGTGTCTACCCGCATATGTTGAAGACGGTCGATTTAACTTTGATCTACTTGGATCGAAAGTAGAAGAACTGGTGGAAAATTTAAATAAAATTATTGATAGAAATCATTATCCTACGCCAGAAGCAAAGTATAGTAATATGAGGCATCGCCCAATTGGTATTGGTGTTCAGGGACTAGCTGATCTATTTATGATGTTAAATTTACCATTTACATCACCTCAAGCCAAGCAGTTTAATAAGAATATTTTTGAAACAATCTACTATCATTCTCTTAAGAAGTCTTCAGAACTAGCTACTATACATGGTTCTTATGATACCTTTCTTGGTTCCCCTGCATCTCAGGGAATTCTACAGTTTGATATGTGGGATACAAAACCTGAAAGATATACAGAAAGCAAATGGTTACTTCTAAAAGAAAAAATTAGAGAATTTGGTCTAAGAAACAGTCTGTTAGTTGCTCCTATGCCAACTGCGTCCACTGCACAAATCATGGGTAATAATGAATCTTTTGAGCCATATACATCAAATATTTATACCCGACGGGTACTAGCTGGCGAGTTTACAGTGATTAATAAGTACCTAGTTCAACGCTTAAAAGAAGAAAATTTATTTAATAAGAATACAATTGATAATATTATCTACAACAGGGGGTCCGTCAAGCATACCAAGTTGTCTGATCAAGCTAAGGAAATTTTCAAGACAGCTTGGGAGATTTCACAGAAGGCTCTAATTGATATGTCAGCAGATCGTGGACCATTCATCTGTCAGAGTCAAAGTTTTAATCTATTTATTGAAAGTGCAAGTCCCAAAATTATCTCTAGTTCTCACATGTATTCTCACCAAAAGGGCCTAAAGACGGGTTCTTACTATATTCGAACCAAGCCTGTGGTTAATTCTCAAAACTTTACCATTGATCCAGAACTTGAGAAGAAGCTAAAAGAAGAAAGTGAGAACAAAGAGTGTTTAATGTGTTCTGGTTAAATTAAAATATTGAAATATTGTAAATGAGTTGTAAAAGTTGTGGAATGAGTTTTGGAATGCACTACAATAGTGGTAAAAAGAGTGCATCATTTGGGTCTAACTGCTACAATAAAGCTTCGTTTGGAACACAATGCAATAAAAAAGCTTCGTTTGGAACGTGCCCATATTGTTCTCAGAAGCCTATGGAATTTGGTGTTAAACCAAAGGCTTCAACTGTAAAAGGGTTAAGTTCAGTTAAGAAATCAGACCTAATTGAATTTGCTACAAAAAATGGTGTCATGGTTGATGAAAAATTAACTAAAGATAAGCTCTTTGGTTTAATAAAAAGACAGGCTGATGAGGTATCTCGAATGTTAGAAGAAAAGACAGGTAAAAAGTACACTAGACTAACTGCGGCAGACATCACTGAAAATCTTAAAACTAGATCTTTATATGTACCAGTTGAAGTAACTAAAGTTGTAAAGGTAGAACCTGTTAAACCAGACATTTCTAAAATGATGCGTATTGATATACAAGAAAAAGAAATTAAGAAAGGGCGTATGCCTGCTGGATCTAAGAAGGTAAGGGGAGAAAAGGTAAAGGTTGAAACAATGGATGAATTAGCTGATTTATTTGCTGGTATTAAACCAAGCTATAAATATGAATCTAGACCACTTAAGACTGATAGCATGGAAACATTAATTGATGGAATGTCAAGTGCCGCTCTATTTGGATCCTACAGAAAATCTAAATTTGGTACTTGACCTTACGCTAAGAAGGCGTAAATAATTAATTTCTACTTCTAAGTTAAAATGACGTAATGTAGACAAATAGTATCTATGTTACTGAGAATAAACTTAAAGACTAGTTGTAAATAAATTTTACAATGGCTGATAATGAAGTAGAAGAATTAACTCGGGTTGACGAGAAAGAAGAACTTCGTAGAAGACTTCGAAATAAAATTAACAGTAAGAAAACCAATAGAACTGGTGGTTTTACAAGAAAACAGAGTCAAACCTTGAGTGATAAGATTGAAAAACTTGTAGAATTTCTCAAGACTGAAAATATTACGGTAAATAGTCCTATAACGGAAACAATTATAGAAAAGGTTACTGCAATATTGAGTAAAAATGAAATGAGGCAGATTTTAAGCAAGGTAAGAGATAATCCTGAAGTGAATGAAAATTTTAATATTTTTTTAGAAAATATGCTTAAGACTCAGTAATATTAGAATGTTCTCTATATAAAAGTTGAGACTTAATATTAAATAAAGAATTTATATGTTCTCTTATTTTATCTGTAACACTTTTATTATCATACCAAAATTCTATTCGATACATTGGTCGATTTGGTAATGTAGAATCAACAACTCTTATACCTTTAATGTGATGAGATATATCATTATTTTCACCTATTAAATCTACTAGAGCTGTTACCCACATGTAACTAATTTCTTGTAATCCCTTGAACCTTCTGATACTTAATTCCGCACCGTATACATTTGCTTTATCATCCCATGTTGGCTTAACACCCTGTTCGAAGAAAGAAAAAGCGTTGGGTACATACTCCGTTCCACTTATTTTCAATCGTGTAGATAGATTTCCGTCACTGAATATTTGTTCTGGTGTTGGAACGTTATTAACTGTTTTCCAAAAAGTTTCTATATCACTTATTGTCATCAGCTTAATAGTATTTGAATCATAAGACTTATTCTTATCTTTTGAGTGAAAATATAGCGTCCATGACCTTTTCAGTTGATACATACATCTTATTTTCTTTCATTTCTTTAATTTAATTTAATAAAATAATAATACTAATTAGTAATGGATGCCAAAAATGGAATGATGACTAAGGTGTGGGGACCAGCTGGGTGGTTCTTTTTACATTCAGTAACTTTTGGGTTCCCTCACGAAATAACGGAAGAAAACAAGACTCGTAGGAGAGACTATATTAATTTTTTCAACTCTCTTGGTAATGTTTTACCATGTAAATACTGTAGAGAGTCCTGGAATAATTTTATGAAAGATCTTCCAATAGAGGAACACGTAGAATCTAGAGAAACTATAACAAAATGGCTATATGATATGCATAATAAAGTAAACTACAAATTGGGTGTACCCGACTGTGATATTCCTACATTTGAAGAGGTTGTAAATCGTTTCGAGCAATATCGAGCTAAATGTAAACAAACAACCGAAAAAGAAAGACAAGAAAAGTTAGTTAAGGGGTGCACTATTCCTCAAAACGGTATTAAACAAAGATGTGTTATCAATGTTGTTAAAGAATACCAAGGTGAAGATCGTATATTAAATACAGATACAGTTTTAATTATTCTATCTCTTTGTACTCTATTTTTAGGATTGATGATTGTTCTTAAAAAGTCTAAAAATTGATAAATAGTTTAAAGATTAGTAGGAACTAATATTATCTATGGTTGACAATTCAGTTTTTCTTAACGAAATTAATAGCAAGCTTCAAAGTCTTATCGAAATCAATGAAACTCTTGTTAAACAAAATATTAAACTAAGTGAAGCACTTCTTGGTAAGGTGAAGGAACCAGAAGATAATTCTCCACTCAAAAAGTTATATTATCATTGTGACAACTCCGAAGAAAATATTTATCTTATTCATGGTCCTGGCACATATGATAATAAATCCAAGTTAAAAGATGAGTTAGGTGCAGAGTGGCAAGCTCAAACCAAATCTTGGCGAGTAATTAGGTCATTAGATGAAATTTTATCTAAGTTTCCATTGATTGAACTACAATCACTTTAGTCGCCTTGTTAAACGGGGTATCCAGAACTTGCAACAGGTAGCGGTTGTGTCAATTGTTTTATTTATATTTAGTTTACCCTTTGATGCATCGGATACTAGATCAATGAGACTGGAAATAACACCAGCATCTATCAATCCTAGTAGAATGCTTTCTACATCATCTTCCGTAAAATCAATAAATAACTGTCTTAAAATAGATAAAGCTATTTGCTTTTGTTGAGCACCCTTGTATTCTGTGCCTTCTAGTAGTTCCATAACTGTTTTGATAATTAAATGAATACTTACCACATTAATAGGTGTACCTTCTAGAGACTCCTTTATAATTGGTAAATATTTATTTACCAGTGACGTTGAACTTTCTACTCTAACTAAACTTACTTCGCTCATTTTAATGATTTTCAATATATTAATTTAATTTAAAAATACTCAAAATACTACAATAATGGACACTACGTGTATTATATGTTTAAATTCTTCTGGAAATTTGAAAGAATTAAATCATTGTGGAAAATACCACGTACATTCCCCCTGTTTAAAGAAATGGAGCGATAAAAACCCTAATCAATGTCTTATATGCAGGGAAAATTTTACATCAAGTACCCGACCCCCTCAACGGCTTGACTCTTCGCAACAAAATAGATACACCGAAGCATCTATGCCATGTGTTTGTGAATGGCTTCTATATTCTGGTGTTTTTTCAATGGGTGTATTTGTGTTTCTAATTTGTATCATATAACTGATTTAAAAATCTAAAGTATATAATAAGAGAATGGAAGAACCTCTGCTATCACACAACAGTCGACGATTTGTACTATTTCCGATCAAACATAAATCAATATGGGATTTCTATAAGAAACAAGAAAGAGCCTTCTGGACAGCAGAGGAGATTGATTTTTCCGCTGATCTTAATGATTGGGAGTCTCTAGATCAAAACACTAGAACTCTAGTAGAAAATGTTTTAGCTTTCTTTGCTGGCAGCGATGGAATTATATTTGAAAATATTAACAATAACTTCGCTGAAGAAATTCAGATACCTGAAGCTAGATGTGCATATGGGTTTCAAGCTACCATGGAAAATATTCACAGTGAAACATACTCTTTAATGATTGATACACTTGTAACTGATAAGAAACGCCAAGATGAACTATTTAATGCGATCGAGGCAATTCCAGCAGTTCAGGGTAAAGCAAAGTGGGCTTGTAAGTACCTCAACAAAGATTCGGCATCATTCCCTGAACGTCTTGTTGCGTTTTCAGTGGTTGAGGGTCTTTTCTTTAGTGGTAGCTTTTGTGTGATCTTTTGGTTAAAAAATATTAAGGGTAAAATGACGAAGGCGTTATGTAAGAGCAATGAGTTAATTGCTCGTGATGAAGGAATGCATACGGATTTTGCTGTACTTTTGTATACTCAGTATGTTAAGAATAAGCTATCCAAAGAGAAGATTCATGCCATGGTAAAAGAAGCTGTAGACCTAGAAGTTGAATTTATTTGTGAATCTCTCAAGTGTAATTTAATTGGAATGAACAAAGATTCCATGACTAGTTATATTAAATATGTGGCGGATAGATTATTAACTCAGCTTGGTTACTCTAAAATTTATAAGGAAGATTGTCCATTCGATTTTATGAAAACAATTACGTTAGATGGTAAGAGCAACTTTTTCGAACAGCGCGTTACTGAGTATAACAGAGCAGAGCAACTTAATACTGGGTTAGAGTCGGCGGAAATTTTAGATGACTTTTAATTTTACGACATTTTAAAAATCTTAAATATTTTCGAAATATAAATTTGAAATAATGGACATAATCATCAAGAATGGAGTTATCAAGCAAAAGAAAGAAGTGCAACAAAATATTTACAAGGACGAGTATAATTTTCAGTCTTTTTATGAGTGCAAACCAGGACCCTATTACGATCCTCAACACGGTCATCAACATATTTGGAGAAAGCCTCAACTTATTCCTAATTTCCAGGGTGAACAGCTACAAAATTCTAAAACACTAAAAACTACACTCGATCCACCAACTACTGGGTTATATTGTGTGATTTGCCACTGCAGGCGCATCACGGTTAGGTACAGTTTAGGTAATAAACCCATGGAAACTCTACCAGCTTTTAAGCGGTCTCGGGTAGACGATATTGTACATGATTTTAAAAAGATCCAGATTAAAAGAAAGAAGAATTCTAAACTTCTATGGGACAGGTTCTACTATTTACTACATAAGAAGGCAATTGATCAGGTTAAATCCTTCTACCTTTCTCTCAAGGCTGAAGTAAATAGAAAAGTTAAGATAACAAACAAGTGGAGAATGTTGAGTGAACACCTTACAGCACCTGATATCTACTACCAAATTAACTCATTTACATCTATTCGTCTAAAAGAGAAAGATATGACCCTGTTTCAAAAGTTTCGCTACAATAATATGAACTACAAAAATGACTTTTCGTTTGTAGTTAAGAACGATAAGTTTCAAGAAAACTATGCAATTGTACAGTAGATAACTAATGATGTTTCGGCATCTAAAAACTGAAGTGAATTCAGTCATGGATACCTTGATCGAACAATTTGAAAACTCTTCTATAGGTGCTCAAGCATCTTTTGTGTTTCTCCAAGAGATAAATTACATATGTGATAGCGTTATTAATTACTATCGCG